ATGAAAACATACCAAGAAGCACGGCTACGCATCGCGCAGGCGCTCACCGCCAACGATAGCGCGGCTGTCGCATTTCACAAGCTCACGCCAAACGAGATTCAAAACATCGCCGACGAAGCCGCCCGTGACGGTATCCACGTATCGTATAACGTCATGCAAAATCAAGCCAGCAGCATCACTCATTTAGAGTTTGTATACGCCGACACGGACGAAAGCGAAGAGGCTATTTTCGCCACCAGCGCCAACAAGGTGCCCAAAGTCGCGCACACGCCAGCTTTGGCCAGTGGCACCGGCCTTGTAGAGCGCACCGACCTCGTTCCGCCTAACGTGATAGCGCGCATCGAAGCCGGTAAACATCCAGTTAGCTACTACCTCGAAACACTCCAGTCCGCAGTCTCGCGCGAAACCATGAGGCGCGAAATCAGCGCGGCAGCCAAAGCGTTCAGCGAAGGCCGCAAAAACTGCTGGACGTTCCGCTGGCAGAACGTCCAGGAAAGCCATATCAGAGCGCTTATCAACCGCATGATGGAGCAGGGGTATTCATACCAAACCGCATCGAAGCGACTGTCCGCAGTAAAAGGCGTAATGCGCGCATGCTGGAAATTAGGGCTGATTGACACCAGCCATCACACACACATCACCGACATAAAATACCCCAAAGGCGAGCGCATGCCCGCCGGTCGCCATATCGCAGCCACCGAGATGCAGCGCTTGATTCTCGCCATCCGCAAGGAAAGTGAGAAAAACCCCGCAAAATCCGCACGCGACGAGGCGCTTTTTCTCTTGTTCTACTCGTGCGGAGCGCCTCGCCGCTCCGAGGTGGTAAACGCAAACCTTGAGGATTACAACGCAGAGGAAGGCGAGCTTGTTCTGCGCGGAAAAGGCAATAAGCAGCGCGTGACGCAGCTCAACGACGAAGCGCAGTCCGCTATGAACAAGTGGCTTGCCCACCGAGGCCATCACAGCGGGGCGCTGTTTCAGTCCATAAACAGGTACGGGGACATCGCGCGCGAAGGTCGCCTTTCGCTGACATCACTCAACGACCTCACTAAAACCCGCGCCAAGCAAGCACGAATACGAAAACTGTCGTGCCATGACTTCCGCCGCACCGCAGTGGGAACCATGCTCAGCGCCGGTGTGGACTTAGCATCCGTTTCGGAGATGGTAGGGCACGCCAGTGTCACCACAACCGCGCGCTACGACCGCCGCGACATCGAAGTGGCCATGAGACGTGCTACCGCAGCATTAAGCATCTCAAAGCCCAAACCAACGTCCTAAAGCGCGCGGCATCGAGCCGACCGCCGACGGGTTAAAGAAACTGGGAGTGGTGTGTAAGAGTGAGAAGTGACCTGACGGGCTATTGCGAGCGTGAAGCTCTTTCATGTCGCGGTCGTTGAGGTCAAAGGAAATTACGTCGTCTCGTTTCGCGCCGCGATTTTCGATGTAGTACTGAAACGCTTCGCGGCCAAACTCCGAAATCCCCATTCCGAGCTTCGTGGCCTCATTCGTCACCAATTCCACGAATTCCTCAGAAGCGTATATTGGCGGCAAACGATCGCTTCCCGCAATGCCACCACGGGGTTTTCGCCCCGGGCTCAATTTTTCAAGCACGAACACCGCCTCCTTTTGTGCGTGGTAACAACTATTTACCACTAATAAACGCTTAACAGAGATACATAATAATACTACCGAAAAATACCGCTTGACAAGGGCGTTAGTAGTCACTATAATACCCAAGCGCCTATGGCGCGTTTGAATAGTGTTTTCTACACAAAGGAGAAGGAATGAAAACCGGAAAAGTCAGTGCGACTCAGGCTGCTGCAATCATCGGTGTAAGCGCCCCCCGAGTTATCCAGTTGATAAAAGATGGCGTCTTGACGGCAGAGCGTAGACAGTTGGGCAAGCAGGTGAGAGTACTCTTAGATGAAGAGAAAGTACGGGCATACGCTCGTGAACGTGAAGAGTTTTTGGCAGTTACATAAAAAGTGCCCCGCCTGCAGCGAACAGGACGGGGCGGCCATCGGGAGATGGCGAAACCAATTTTAACATCGGGTGACGCAAGCGACGGCGAAGTTGAGGGCGTGCTGCAATTGGTCTTGACCGCGCGCGGCGTGGGCGACAGCGAAGCCCTCAAGACGGCGGCGCGGTTTGCGCAAGCGGCGCTCTCGGCACGGCAGAAAATCGCCGAAGCCACGCGCTACGAAATCGTAATTACGGATGGTGTGACATGAGTACCACCCAATTCTCACCGGACGCCATCGAGAGGCTCCGGCAGCATAAGCCGTTCATCTCGAATCTGGCGTCGTTTCTGGCGGCGGCTGTCGAGATTGAGGAGCGGCAAAAAGCGCAAAAGAATTCCCAGAAAAGTTCTGACAACTCCCTTGAACCAGCACCGCAAGCTGCTTAAGATGCTGTCTATGAATGGCGACGATAGCGAATGCCACTACTAAGGAGACAGAATGAACGAGAAGGTTTTGGCAGAGATGATTGCGGAGCTTTTAGAAGAAGAGCGGTGGCTATGGCCGAGGAACGTAAGGCAGCCTGAAAGAAAGTTGCCCCGCGTGCAACGAACACGCGGGGCGGGGAGAATGAAACAACGGTTTTATTCTACCATGAATCCGACGAATTAGACGGATCGGAGTGATCTTTAAGGGGAGAATGAGATGACAGCAAAGGCGGTAGGCACGCGGCGGATTGTGCGCAAGGGCGCGAGCGAGTTCACGATCAAGAGCTTGACGCGCGATGACGGCACAAAATATCACCCGCATTTTGACGCGACGACGGGCGAGTATTGGTGCGACTGCGCCGACCACCAGTACCGGCATCGGGTGTGCAAGCACTTGAAACGCGCGTTGGGCGTGTTGGAGCGCAGCGGCGAGATTCGGACGGTGCGGCCATGATGACCAAAGCGCCGATTTTCATTACAGTGGCGAACTGGAATCGCGCGTGCAATGCGCGGCGCGCGGATCGTTGGAATGGGATGCGCTTTATCTATGTCCCGTTGCCGCCGTCCGAGAGCGGCCCGATGGGGGTTTGGACGCGGGTGGAACTGATTAAGCAGGCCAAGAAAAAGGGGAGAAGAAATGACGCCATATCAATTTAAGCGCCGCGTTGCGGCTTACACGTTGTGGTCGGAAGACGTGTTCATGGAGTACTCTGACGCCGAGGTGAAGACACTCATCAACGCTTGCGGCGAGTACTTCGATGCCACGCCCAAAGCGCTGTGGCACGCCAAAATAGACGCCTTCTACGAAGCGTTGGAAGTCGAATCGGACAAGCGCCGTGAGCTGCGCTGGGAAGAGAGCGGCGCAGGCTACGACCTGCAAGCTGAAGACCGCAGCTGGGAACGCTACATCAGCACGGGGAGGCTTTGATGGACGAAGAAACCCGTGACGTATTCAGCAATCTACGCGCCCCGTGGCGTCGTGAGCGTGTCGGCGACTTGGAGTACATCCTTGACGCCGACGGCAACACGATCTGCACGCGGCTGGCGTGCGACGATCGGCACGATTTGATTATGGGGATAATCAAAACGTTGCCGGTCATGGCCACGTTGGTTTTAGAGGTGGGGGAATGACGAATAGCAACCCGCCGCAAGCCCCGCCATTTTAATGGCAGGGGTTAGGCGCGGTTTATCACCGACGGCTTTAGCCCGTCGAAGACGTTGAACGTAAGAATTTGCATAAAAATAAGCCTTGCTTTTATTGTTGATTTGTGCCATACTGTCAACAATATGGCAATGCAATATCAGCGCGACGAACATAGGGTTCATCTCATTGTTTATCACCTCATCTTTTGCCCGAAACGGCGCAAGCCGGTTTTGGTCGGAGCGGTTGGTAAAGAGTGCGAGCGGTTGATTTATCAGAAGTGCAATGAGCAGGGCTGGGAGATTTTGCGCTTGGCTGTCATGCCCGACCATGTACATCTTTTCGTCAGAGTGTTTCCCAAAACATCGGCGGCGGAAGTTGTAAAGGAAGTTAAAGGTCTTACGTCCCATGAATTGCGTTTGAAGTTTCCGCATCTCAAAAAACTGCCTTCGATGTGGAGTAGAAGTTATTTCGCTTCGACGGCAGGCAACGTCTCGCAAGAAACGATTCAGCGTTACATCGAAGAGCAAAAAGGCAAGTAAATGTTCAAAGCATTTTGCTATCGGTTGTATCCCAGTGAAGGGCAAGCCCTTCGCATGGAAGCGACGCGCGAGACGTGCCGCCGCTTTTACAACTCGTGTCTGGCAGAGCGCAAAACAGCTTACGAGGAGCGCGGCGAAACCATCGGCAAGTTTGAGCAGTTGCGCAAAGTTAAAGACGAAAAGAAAAACAATCTTTACGCGGCCAATATCCACAGCCATGTTTTGCAGGTTGTGGTCTCTGATTTGGATAAAGCCTTTCAAGCGTTCTTTCGCCGCGTGAAAGCTAAAGAGAAAGCCGGTTATCCGCGCTTCAAAGGCTTTCATCGCTTCGATTCTTTTGGCTTCAAAGAGTACGGCAACGGCTTTAAGATAGACGGGCGGCGCTTGAAACTTTCGGGCATTGGCCGTGTGCCGGTGCGTTGGCACAGACCGCTTGAAGGTGTGGTTAAATCTCTTCGCATCATCAAGAAAGCTGATGGTTGGTATGCGTGTTTTTCGTGCGAAGTCGCAGCGCAGCCATTGCCTGCAACCGGCCAAAGTATTGGTGTGGACGTTGGCATTGAAAGTTTGCTTACGCTCTCGGATGGTTCTCATATCGAAAATCCGAAATGGTATCGGAGCGAGCAAAAGAAGTTGCGCGTTTTGCAGCGCAAAGTCGCGCGGCGCAAAAAGGGCGGCATGAACCGACGCAAAGCAGTTAAGCGATTGCAAACGCAGCATCAACGCATCGAGAATACCCGTAAGGACTTTTTGAATAAAGTCGCTCATGGTCTGGTTCAAAATTACGATCACATTGTTTTAGAAGACCTTCGCATCAAAAATATGGTGCGAAACCATCATTTGTCAAAAAGCATTTTAGACGCCGGTTGGGGCTATCTCTCTCAACGTCTCGCGCACAAAGCGGTAGAAGCTGGTCGCGTGATAGAGTTTGTGAACCCCGCTTATACATCTAAAACCTGCTCGGCTTGCGGAAGTCTTTTTGAAGGCTTCTCGCTTTCTACTCGTTGGGTTGATTGCGCGTGTGGCCTTTCGCTCCATAGAGACCAAAACGCGGCAATCAACATCCTAAAAACATCGGCTGGGACACAGCCGTTGGGCGCTAACGGAAGTGTCGTAACGCTACCCGTAGCCCAAGAAGCTACCGCGATTTATCGCGTGTAGAGTGTCACGAATACCACTGCACTGCAATGCACAATATTCGGGCGCAAGATAAAGCTCACCACAGACGGCGCGCGCATCTATGACCGGCTCGATCAGTGCGTTGCAGAGTTATTTTCCCGTCGCGATGACGACAGTTTGGAGATGTGCGCCAACACTGCCGTGTTTACAGAAATAGATCTGATGTGGGATGTCATACAGTACCACGCGGAGCAGAACCCCGACAGCATAGATGCCGAGATCGTGCGCAATGTGCATGAGCGCTACGAAAAGCTCGTAAAGGAGAGTGAGTGACCATGACCGATACCGAAATGCCAGTCGCAGTCTGCGAACGCTGTGGCGGCGAACTGAAAGAGCGGATGTCGTATACGCCCAGCGTGTGCGACTACGAAGAAGAAGAGTATTGCCCCCAGTGCGAAGAGACAAACGAGCGGTAACACGGGGCGCTAAAGGGGAATTGAAATGACATTATTTGAAATTGGAGCCGAGGGCGCGGCACTGCAAGCGCTTATCGAAGAGCATTTGACCGAGAACGAAGGCGAGTTGACGCCAGAAGCCGAGGCCGCGATTGACGGCTGGCTGGCCGAGAACAACGAATCGCTTGAGAAAAAGCTTGACGGCTACGGCGCATTGATACGCGAGTGCGAAGCTAAGGCGAACGCGCGCTATGACGAAGCCGCGCGCTTGGAACTGCTGGCTGATGCCGATGCCAACAAAGCAAAGCGCTTAAAAGAGCGGTTGCGCTGGTATTTTGAAGCCAACGGCATTGAGAAACAAGAGACCGCGCGCTACAAGTTCACGCTCGCCAACAACGGCGGAGTGCTGCCGCTACAGCTCAGCGAAGTCAGCCCGAGCGAACTGCCCGAGCATTTTCAGAGCGTGCGCGTGGAAGTGGACAAAGCCGCGACGCGCGAGTTTTTGGAAAACGGCGGCACTCTCGAATGGGCGCGGCTGGGCGAGCGCGGCAAAAGTTTGCGGATTAGATAACCAACACGGGGCGCGGCGCGAGTGCGAGTACTCCATCTCTGGCGGGATGGCCGCGCCCCTACAAACACAAGGAGAAAAAATGTTTGCAAAAATCAAGACGAACAACGCGACGGACATCGTAATCCACATCCCCACGGAAGGTGCGGAAAAAACACTGCCAGCGCTGGCGCGAATGCTGGAACAAAACGCAGTTTTTGTGAGACGTACTTGGCGAGAAGTGGAGATCGTACGACCTGAAATGGAAATCGTATTAGGGAACGTATTACGGACTGGCCACGAGGGCGAACCAGAAATAGCTGTTGTCGAGAACGGATCAGTTATTGACGATTCGTTTGTATTAGCTACCCCCGAGACACTGGTTAGTAGTCATGAGGCAATAGCCACTAAAGAAAAACTCATTAGTGAGTTGAGGAATAAAATTGCAGTTCTGTCGGCAGAGAATGACCTGCTAAGAGGCAAGCATGAGGTTTCGGACGAATAACAGCTAATTGGGTCGCGGCGCGAGTGCATCTCTGCGGGATGGCCGCGCCCCAACAAAAAAGGAAAGCATGAGCAAATCAACAAAAACGACTGTCACAGCTAACCAAGGGAAAAAATGGCGGGTGAGTGGTGAGCGCATCCTCGCCCTAAAAACGGCGGGCGATTACGGCACAGCCACGACAGGCGATTGCGGCACAGCCACAGCGGGCGATTACGGCACAGCCACAGCAGGTGATTGGGGCACAGCCACGGCAGGTAATAGGGGCACAGCCACGGCGGGCGCTTACGGCACAGCCACGACAGGCTATGGTGGCACAGCCACGACAGGCGATTACGGCACAGCCACGACAGGTGATAGGGGCACAGCCACGGCAGGTAATGGTGGCACAGCCACGGCGGGCGCTTACGGCACAGCCACAGCGGGCGTTTACGGCACAGCCACGGCAGGCGATTGCGGCACAGCCACGACAGGCTATGGTGGCACAGCCACGACAGGCGATTACGGCACAGCCACGGCAGGTGATAGGGGCACAGCCACAGCAGGTGATAGGGGCACAGCCACAGCAGGTGATGGTGGCACAGCCACGACAGGCTATGGTGGCACAGCCACGACAGGCGATTACGGCACAGCCACGGCGGGCGATTGCGGCACAGCCACAGCGGGCGATTACGGCACAGCCACAGCGGGCGTTTACGGCACAGCCACGGCAGGCGATTGCGGCACAGCCACGGCGGGCGCTTACGGCACAGCCACGACAGGCGATTACGGCACAGCCACGGCAGGTGATAGGGGCACATTGATCTTTAAATGGTGGGACAGTAAGGTAATGCGCTGGCGCTGCGAAACAGCCTATGTCGGCGAGGGTGGTATTCAAGCAAATCGTCCCTATCATTGTATCAAGGGGAAAGTTGAAGAGGTTTGTAGCGATTGACAACAGATAAGGGCGTGGCCATCCCCAGTGTGCCGCGCCCCTACAACAAATCAAAGGAGAAATAAAAGATGAGTAAAACCAAGCACACGCCAGGGACATGGGTTATCGAGGACAGAGCGAAAGTTGTTGTCGTTGGAGAGGACGGGCTATTAATAGCAGAAGAATTTCTCCGGCATCGCAAGACTATCGAAGGAATTCACAATGCCCTACTCGTCGCCGCTGCGCCGGATTTGCTGAAAGCTGCGGAACTCTACATTTCAGCCCGCGCGCTGGCATTTGCTACGTGCGATGGCAATTCGGGAGTTTCGGTCAGCGAGGCCGCTTCTGCCTGTGACGCGTGTGATGCTGCGATGCGTGCCGCTATCGCCAAAGCCAAAGGAGAATAAATGACAACACTACACATCATCACCGAAGCCGCGATCATCGCAAGTAGCGCGTTAGTCTGCTACACGCTCTACGTCAGCGCCGACAAGGGCATTTGGGGTAACAAGCCATCACGCGCCCAGCGCAAGGCCGCCAAACGGTTCAGGAAGCGCAGCACGCGCGAGTGTGAAGCCGCTCTTCGGCAAGAAGCGCGCAACGCGGCATCGAGCAGGCTGCTCACCATGCGCCGACGCGAAGAGGCGCGGAAGTGGCGCGAATTTTGCGAGCGGAACGACTTGCCGGAGAGTACTCGCAATGTCGTGATGGCGGGAAAGGAGAACTGAAAATGACAGAAGTACAAACACCATTCCAAGCCGCAATCGAGCGGCTGCAACAAGTTAAACAGATGATGGCCGACGGCACGCTGATACAAGGCGAAGACTACGGCTTGATACAAGGCTTTAACAAGCCGTCGCTCTTTAAGCCAGGCGCGCAGAAGTTGATGGCGGCATTCTCGCTGGCATCTGTTGTGCGCGACGTTATACGCGATGCGACAGTAGAGGAACTGCCCAACGGCAGCAAACGCGAAATCGTTTCCTACCGTGTCATCGTCACGCTGCAAAACAAATTGAGCGGCATGACCGAGGCTGAAGGTGTAGGCAGTTGCAATAGCGCTGAGCGCAAGTACGCGCGCCAAAGCCCCGCCGATGTTGATAACACGCTGCTGAAAATGGCGAAAAAGCGCGGCTTGATTGATGCGACTTTGGACGCAACCGGCGCGTGTAGCGTCTTCACGCAAGACGTTGAGGATATGCACCTCGAGCCGCAACCTATGCACCATAACGGCAACGGCAACAGCAACGGGAACTATGCGCCCCAGCCAAGCGCACCCGCACCGAGTACTCCGGCGCCGCCGTGCCCTGCTTGTGGTGGCGATATGTACGATAACCGTGTTGGGAAGAAGAACGAAAAAGCCCCTGATTTCAAATGCAAAAACAAAATGTGCGTTGACGAAAGAGGGTTCACGACTGCGGTATGGCAGCAATCCGAACCGAGCGCGCCTTACACACCACCGGATATAGAACCGCCCCAGCCGCCGTCCGAGATGGCGTTAGAGCAATACGCAATCGCGCGACTGGAAGCGATGGCAATAGGGTTCAAGACACCCAGCGGCAACGACCCCGCCGAAGCCGAAACGCTCAAAACTGAGGCCGACGCAATCAAGCGCACGCGCGCATTGCAGGCATGGGTTGAATCGCAAAAGGTCGCAGCATGATAACCGATACTGACCGCGACGTGCTCAAATTGAGGCGTGAGAAGGAAGCCAAAGAGCGCGAATGGGCGAAGTGGGATAGACAACTCGTCACGCCGCAATTCCAGGAGTACTTAACCGAGCACACGCTTTGTGTGCGAAAGACGTTTCCGGCACAATTCATGGCGCAAGAAGCCGAACACGCAACATTAGGCGCGATGCTGATAGACGAAAAGGCTGCCGCATACACCGCGCGCACGCTTTGCACGACGCACTTCCACGCTCCGGTAAACACTTTGGTATTCAGTGCGACAGTGCAGGCGTGGCGGCAATACATGGCGCGAAAATCGGCAAAGGCACTAATCGAATACGACCTGATATGGGTCGTCGGCTCGCTTCGGGCGCAACGAGTTTTAGAACGCTGCGGCGGCGCGGCCTATCTCACCGCGCTCATCGAAGCGTGCCCTTCTTCGGCGAACGTCGCGGCTTATTGCGAACAGGTCATCGAAGCCGCCCAGCGGCGCGCACTCCATGCCGCAAGCGAAGCACTGCAAGAAGCTGTGAGCGCCGAGGACGGGCAGCGATGGCAAGCCGCCAGCACTACCGTTGCGCCTGAGCCGATGCACCCGCCTTTGCAAATCGTGAGCGCGCTTCGCCGGTTCTGCGACGGCATCGAGAGCGGCGAGCTGCCTGAGCTAAAACAGATTTTAGAAGCCGAAAAATGAGAAAACCACGTCTCGAAAACCGCTGCGCGCGAGGCCATGTCACGCCCGACCATGTCGCCGTATATCGCATTACCAGCAGCCAGTCAGGGCAAGAGTACTTCACATGTATTGACTTACTCAATGGCAGAGTCGAGTGTAGTTGTCCAGACTTCAACTGCCGACGATTCCCTCGAGCACGCGAGGAACATGTCCGCCCTGATATTGGAACACCGCGCTATCAGTGTAAGCACATCCAAGCCGCCGTGCGCGATTGCATCGAACGCGGCGAGATTATTTTGCAGTTAAAAGGAACCACAGCATGACAAAAACCACACTTGCCATCCAACAAATCATCGCAGACGAAAGCGTGCAGCCGCGCGCTGAAATCAAACCCGAAGTCGCACGCGAGTACTCCGAAGTACTCGCCAATGGCGCATCCTTGCCGCCACTGGTCGTATTCCACGACGGCAAGCACTACTGGTTATCCGAGGGCTTCCACCGTCGCAAGGCCTACGAACTCGCCAATATCACCGAAGTGCCAGTCATAGTGCATGAAGGCGGCAAGCGCGACGCCATGCTTCACGCCGTCGGCTCCAATGCCACTCATGGCCTGCGACGCACCAATGCCGACAAGCGCCGCGCCGTCGAAATGGTGCTTAAAGACGAAGAGTGGAACGTGAATAGCGACCGATGGATTGCCGAGAAATGCGCAGTTTCTCATGAATTCGTGAGACAACTCCGTGGAGAGCAGGTGTCAACGGTTGACACCTCAGCCCAAGCGCGAACAGGAAAGGACGGCAAGCAATACCCCGTCAATATCGGGCAAAACCACGCGCCCAGCGACGCGATAAAGCAGATTCAGCGCCAGATTAAGAGCGGCGAAATTGACGGCTATGGCCGCCCGATCGAGCCGGAAGAGCACGAAGAGCCGGAAGGCGAAACGGTTGTGATGCACCCCGACTTGCCGGAAGAGGAAGAGACGCGCAAGCCGGAGCGCCTGACGCGCGCCGAAGAGAACGCCTTGAGTGATGAAGACTGGTTGGACACCTTGCCATTACGCGCCAAGCTGCGCGCCGAAAAAATCCCCGAGCGGCTCTTTGAAGAGGCCGCGTTACTGTGGCGGGTTTTACAGAGGCCGAACAACGAGCTGCGGCGCGCTATGAATGGCATCCTCAACGTGCGGAGCGGCGACCCCTACACCATGCGGGTGCGAACCTACGTTGACACGCCGCATCCGTCGCAGTGGCAGTTTTCGCGCGGTGAGACGGGGGGCTTCATCCTATGGTGAGCAATGCCGCGCGTGTCGCGCCTCAATACCCCCTGCCCCATGCCTTGCCGGACGGCGCTTATCCCGAGCTGCGCTTAGTGCCGCCGATTGATGACGAGCCGGATATTTTCGATTTGCCCGTTGGCGAAGAGGCTGTAGCGCGCTACCATCCCGAGATGATTATTGACGACGTGATAACGTTCCATGATTACCAATCGCAAGCCATTTCGGACATTCTCAATCTTTTCGTGCATGACGGCGTGCGCTCTTGCCGGTTAGTGCTGCCCACTGGCACGGGCAAGACGATCACGTTTAACGCCATTGCGAAAATCTTCGCACAGATGGGCAAGCGGGTTTTAGTGCTGGTGCATCGTAAAGACTTACTACGGCAAGCCGATGAGAAAATGCAAAAAGTCGGCGTGGTGCCGCTCATCGAGCAGGGCGATTTGCGTGCCTTGCCGCATTTTAGCGAGACCAAACCGATCGTGGTGGCATCGGTGCAATCGCTCCACCGCGACCGCGTTCAGCTCTGGCCGCGCGATTCGTTTGACCTGATTATTTCTGATGAATGTTTTCCCGCAGGCACACCTGTGGATGGCAAACCGATAGAAACTATCAAGGTTGGCGACTTCGTAAAATCCTACAATCACAGCACCAAAAAGGTTGAGAAGCGCCGCGTTGCACGCCTGTACAAAAACCCTGCAAAGCAACTTGTTCGCGTGAGATTCAATAACGGGAAAAGCATTGTTTGCACACCGGAGCATCCGTTCGCTGTAATGCAAAATGGACACATTGAGTATATTTCGCCCAATGATATTTTGTGTTACAATATGATGCATGAAACACCCTCTCAAAACCTTTGTTTGCACCAACTGCCAAGCGGAATATCAGAAGGCGTGGAAGTTCGGGCTGATGATCTGCGACAAGTGCCGCAAACGAAAACCGTTCCGCAAAAAGGAACTGGTGCCTCTAAAATCTTGCGTCGTGTGCGGGAGTTCTTACAGGCCGCGAAGTTGGACGGTTGGGCAAACACCTATTTGCTCGGAGGCTTGCAAGGCAGTCAGAAGGGATGCACGCAAAAAGATACGACCTGCGCCAAAACAAATCAGTGCAAAGCGCACAACGCCATCGGAAATGCCTTGCAGTACTTGTGGCACTACGGTTCCGATCTTATCCCCAAGCCAAAGGCAAAATGCGCGGCGGGGAGTAGCTTATTGCTCGGAAACGTGCAAAGTTATTCGTATGACGCGCATCAAGTCCGAAACGATGGCACGCACAAATCGCACTCATGCTTCGGAGCGCATGACGAAAAACAATCCAATGCAGAAGCCGGAGTACTATCACAAGCAACGCGCGGCAATGAAGGCGATTGCGTGGAAACCGAAAGTACGCGGCGGCAACGGACAAACAACCCAAGCACAACAGAAATTGGCCGAGGCGTTGGGGTGGCCAATGGAAGTGGTTGTAAAAACTGGCATCCGAAAAGGCGACACTTCCGGCTTACCGACTTGCTACAAAATAGACGTTGCCAACCTGTCTTTAAAAATCGCAGTGGAAGTGGACGGCGCATCGCACAAGACGCTGTTAGGGAAAGAGCAGGACGCACGCAAAACAGCGTTTTTGACTTCGCGCGGGTGGAAAGTGTTGAGGTTCTGGAACTCGGAAGTCAATCGGAATTTGAGCGGGTGTGTCCAGACGGTTTTGTCTACAACATCGAAGTCGAAGGAAACCACAACTATTTTGCCGATGGATGGTTAGTTCATAATTGCCATCACATCAATTTCGAGGGCAAAGGCAACCATTGGGCGAAAGTGCTGCGCTGGTTCAATACCGCACAGCGTTTAGGCGTCACGGCAACACCTGGTGTCACGGTCAAGAAAAAAGGCTCCAAGCCAAAATATATGTATCTTGCCGGTTGGCATGAGACATTGGAGCCGTTGACATTGATACAAGCAATCGAGATGGGCGCGCTCTGCCCGTTGAAGTTCAAGCAGGTCAAAACCAACATTGACCTGCGCATGGTGGGGCGCGTGTTTGGCAGTGATGGTGATTTCGTGGCAAGCGAATTAGACGCCGTTATCTACCAAAACACCAACCGTTTGGCGACCGCGATCAAGGAAAACATCGGCGCGCGGCGCACTATCGTTTTTACGCCACTGGTGGCATCGGCGACCGCACTGAGCGCGGCGCTTAACGACATGGGCATTAAGGCGATGACCGTATCTGGTGAAACCAAAGAGCCGGAAAAAATATACAACGCCCTCGAAAACGGCGAATTTCAGGTTCTTGTGAACTGCATGAAATGCACTGAGGGCTTCGACTGCCCACCGATCGAATGCGTGGTCATGGCGCGCCCAACGCAAAGCATAAACCTATACCGTCAATGCGTCGGGCGCGGCACACGCCCCTCGCCCGAGACTGGAAAAACCGATTGCTTGATACTGAGTTTTTCCTACATCACATCGGGTTTGCCGTTGGTTGGCGGCGCGGACTTACTGGCCGAAAAACTCGCTGACGAAACCGAAGAGGACGCCGAGGCGCTGTTTGGCGCAGCGCAAGATATTTTAGACAACGACCCTGACGCCGACTTAACCACAGTACTGGAAAAGGCGCGCCTCGCGGTCGAAGAGGAGCGCGAGAAGGAGCGCGTGCGGTTAGAGATCGAAGCACGTAAGGCCGCGCAGCAGGAAGCGCGACGGCGCAAAAACCGCGAAGAGCGGTTCCGGTACGAAGTGACCGAATACGATCCGCTTTGCGCACAGCTACTGAACACTACGCCGATGGCGATGAGCATCACCGGCGAGCCGTGCACGGATGCGCAGGCCACACTCATCGAGAAAATGACAAAGGGCAAAGTCAAGACAGACGGCCTAACCAAGAAGGCGGCGATGGGGATTATCGGGCAACTGATGAAAGACCGTGAAGCCGGGAAAGCCTCTTACGCTCAACGAGATTTGATGTGCCGCAAACTGGGCGTCACACCCGAAGCAGCGAGAAATATGACGTTTCAACAAGCCAGCGACTACATCAGCGCGAATAAGCGCTGGTGATGCCGTTGGTAATACCGCCTGATTTGCGCGCAATGCCACCTACAAGCCGCGAGAATCCGGCGGCTAAGGGTTTGGGCGCAAAAGCCAAAAGAAGCGCGCTACAGGCAAAATACAAGGAGGTTGAGGATGTGGATAAAAGTAGAGCCGAAGATAATGAACCATCGCAAGACATTCGTGCTGGCCGAAGAGTTGGACTTAGAGCCGGTGCAGGTGGTGGGACATCTGGTTTCGCTGTGGGGCTGGGTGATGGATAACTGCCCGACCGGAGTACTCCCGCAGAACGATCGGATGATTGCGAAGGCAGCTCAGTGGGACGGGGCGCCTGAGCCGTTCGTTCGGGCGCTGGTTCACGCCGGATTTGTTGACGATGACTACATGGGCACAATGGAGATTCACGACTGGCACGAATACGCGGGAGCGCTGATTCGTAAACGCCGCGAAGACGTAAAACGTATGCAGCAGTGGCGCGAAAAAAAGAGGTGCTAACGTGTTACGCATAACGTTCGCATAACGTACGCGTTCGTTATGACGTAAGAGTAGAGTACCTAATAAGTAATAGTATGTACATAGAGTATTAGTACTGGGTACGTGAGAGTACCAGTACTGTATGGTACCAAGAGAGTGTTGAAAAATTGGAAAATTTTCAAATGGAGAATTGAAATGACGAAACGAAAAACCAAAAAGCCGGAAGTTGAACCGGTGCCAACGATCACGATTGAGGTTGGCGAGGAGGCTTCAAGATACACGACGAAGGGCGCAAGCGGCGAGATGTCAGAGACGGTGGCAAACGAAGCGCTCATATCACTGCTCCGCTGCGGCTTGAATGATTTGCTCGAAGAGGGCGCGCTAAAAATAAAAATAAAAAATGAATCATTCGCTACGTATTTCTGGGTAGGCGCGCTTGGAGGGACGTGGAGAGCGCGTGGCGGCAAGATAAAAACGAACGGAGAGGGCGAATGGCACAATGGGGTATGAATGACGGCAAAAAAGAAACAGAGGAGGAGAACGAATAATGAAAATTACAATCGAGAAAACGGCACTGCAAAACGCGTTGGCAACAACGGCGCGCGTGGTGGGCAAGAGCAACACACTCCCGATCCTGTCAAACATCCTCATCGAAGCCGAAGGCGACGCGCTGCGCTTCACGGCAACGGATTTAGACACGACGGTTCACTGCAAAGCAGCGGCCAGCATTGCCGAGAGCGGCGCAGTCGCGGTTCCGGCGGCAATCACGCTTGACGTGGTATCCAAACTGCCGGATGCGCCGGTCGTCCTTGAGGCGCAAGACGGCAAGGTGAGAATCCGTTGCGGCAAGAGCAACACCACCGTGCTGAGCCTGCCTGCCGAAGATTATCCGAATGTGCCAGTGGTCAACGACGGAACCGAGCTTGTGATTCCGCAAGCCACGCTCAAAGAGATGTTGCGCATGACGACCTTCGCCACCAGTAACGAAGAGACGCGCTCGCTGCTCATGGGAGTACTCTTTGAAGTGCGCGGCGACACGCTAACGCTGGTCGCAACTGATACACACCGCTTGGCGTTGAAGAAAGCCAAATTAGCGGCAGCGCTGGAAAATCCGGTGACTACGGTGATACCGGCAAAGCCTTTAGCGGACATGGAGCGGATGTTGAAGCCGTCAGATGGCGGCACAATCGCGGTGCGCTTTGGCGCGTCACAAGTGCGTTTTCAGGCGAATGGTGTCACCCTGATTTCGCGTTTACTGGATGGCCAATATCCCAACTACGAAAAAGTGATCCCTCAAGACTTGGAGCGCAAGATCACCTTCAATCGCGTGGCGTTGTTAGAAGCGGTGCGACGCGTTTACATCATCGCCAAAGACGCGGCAGAGAAAGCGGTTTTTGAGACCAAAGGCGAGGTGCTGGAGATCACTGCCGAAAGCGCGAGTTCGGGCAAAGCGTTCGAAGAAGTGCCGATAGCGATGAACGGCGAGGATATTAAAATCGCGTTCAATGTGCGCTATTTGGTGGAAGTGCTGGGCATTTTGAGTGCGGAGAATATCAGCATCGAGTTGAGAGGCGCGTTGAATCCGGGCTTATTGCGCGCGGTCGGCAACGATGATTTTCAGTATGTGATTATGCCGATGCAGGTTTAGCGAAAAGGAAATTTGAAATGATGAACGACGAATATGTGGAGTTGATTGGCGCGCTTTCAGAAAAGCCTATGTTGACCTATAGCAGTCGAGGCTTAGGGGTGGCTGTATTTGATTTATGCACAGAAGGCCGAACCGTGAATTGTATTGCCTTCCGGCGCAGTGCCGAGGACGCGGCTGAGTGCGAGGCTGGTGATGTGGTATCTGTGTGTGGCGAATACAACCCCGAAAGCCCTGACAGCTTCAGGGTCAAAGCGTTGCGAAAGGAGAATGAATATGCCGATAACAAGCGACGGAACGATTAAGCCTAAAGTGGGCGACGTGGTGAACACAAAACGCGGTTTGGCGAAGGTGGAGAGATTGTCAAGCTGCGGCAAGTTCGCGGTGGTGCGCGGCGCGTTTGGTTTGTCGGTAGAGCGTCGGCGTGAGATGCGAGTAGAGGTGAAGCGTTAATGGCTTACAGTGACGACGAAGAGCGTCGCAAAGCGGCTGCCGAGAGAAACCGCATTTACCGCGAGAAGAACAAGGAAGCGATTAATGCCAAGCGCCGCGCGTCAAGGGCACTGAAGCGCGCAGAGGTTGCCAAAAAAAGCCGCGAGCGCGCTGCGATTGATAAAGCTTATCGAGAAAAGCACCGCGAAGAGATTCGGACACGGCAACGCGAGTACGAACGTGCTTGCCGTGAGCGCGAACGCCAAGAGCGCGCGGCTGCATTGCTTGAAGCCAATCAGCCGCCTGATGTGAGCGGCTTGCCGGTCGGTGAGGCAGCGATGCGCAGGCCGTGGTTGCGGAGTGTGTTTTAGTTGCTACCACTGTTAGGAGTTGTGTTAAAATAGGATTGGTAGTGGTGATAGGTTTCGGTAAACAGTGCGACGGCACCGGCCTTAGCCCGAGTGCATAGGTGCGAAACAATGCGCCACTGCCAATTCAGTTTTGTACCGAGCGATCGGTACGGTGCCCCGCTGATAACTTCGATTTCACTCAATCGCTGCCAAGCCTAAAGAGTGAGACCGAAAAATCAGCGGGGTTTTCCCCAAACACGCAAATAGGGAAAGGAGACACGATGAAACGTTTCGGATTTGGATTGATGGTCATGGTGTTGTTGGTGTTCGTGGGTGCTGTGTTCGCGCAAGGCGACGTTGCCTCGGCTCTGCCGCTGTGGGGCTGGCAGTCGCAGACGGTCAGCGTAGTGTTGGGTATTTTAGCGCCGGTCGTCACGTCGCTCTTGGCGAAGTCGCATTGGAGCGCCGCGCAGAAGCGCTGGGTTCTGGTAGCGGTTTCGATGGTGGCAACGATCGCGGTTGGCATTGTGACTAAAGCGCTCACAAAAGATTCGGTGACACCGGAAACGATCTTTCAAACATTAGCAACCGTGTTTGCGGTTGGCACGGCGACCTATCAAATGTTCAGCCAGAAATTCGGCGCGTTGACCGAGGCGACGACAAACGAAAACCCTACCTGAACTGGGGCGCGCTGATGGACGTCGCGCTCCAAAGCGTCAAAGGCCGCAAGCTCATCGAGAAGCTGATCGGCGAGGCAGTGGCAGCCAAGACGCGCGAATCGCGCACCTTGCAAACGAGAAAGCCGCCTGCGGTTCCTGACGAAAGTTATATCCCAGCCACAGGCGGCTTTCATGAATCGCCGGACGTGGCGGTCAAACCGGCTGGCGGCGTGGTGAGCTACGACAAAGACGGCGGCTTTCACTGGAAGAATAACCAGACGATGGCCGATGTTGCATTGGAACAACTGAGGGAAGGGCGAGGCTCAACGGGCGCGCCCTACAACCGTAAAACAAAAGAGGAATGATGAAACGACCATACGGATTTGCACCATCAGCATTTGAGGCTTATTTACAGGCTTGTGCCGAGGCCAAAATTGCGCCGTATCGAGTAACGCAAACCATCGGCAACGCACCGGCAAGTGCGGGCTACCACGCCAAAGACGGCGAAGAGAACGGCGCGCCCTACTGCGCCGCGACTGACCTTTCCGACAACGGCCTGAGCCATGCTCAGATTCGGAAATGGCTCGACCGGCTGGCGGCACATGGCTTCGCCGGATGGTTTCGCAACTGGGAAGGCAACACTCATATCCATGTCGTGTATGCGGCGCTCGACATGAAAAGCCAGCTCTTTTTACAGGTCGTGGATTTTCTCAACGACCGCAACGGGCTGAAAGGCCATGCCAAAGAGAAGTTCTACGCCGCACCGCCGGAGTATGACCGGCTGATTGCGCGTGGTTTGAAGGCGAAAAATCCGATGTTGTGGGCGGCACACGAGGAACGCATTCCTAAAGCCTATCGTAAAGACATTCCGGCGCGCTTGTTCGTCAACGGCCAGCAAGTCAAAGAGGCATATCTGGCCGGTGGCTCGTGGTATTGTCCCGAGGGGGCGTTGTCGGAGATTTTGGGTGGCACCACGATGACGCCGAGCCTGTTGGCACCGGTCGCAGCGTTGTTGAAACGCTGGGGCTGGCGCAACGAAAAATACACGCCGAACTTTGCGGCACAGAATCGCGCAGATTTAAGGGTGGTGCAGATTTGAAAGGCAAGAAAGGCGAAGGCCGCTATGATGCGGCGTTGCGCAAACTGATGCGCATCACGATGAGCGACACGGCGAACCAAGAGCATTTTGACGCGGCTTTGCGCGCAGTTGATAAAGCTCGTGCGACACTGGAAAGGAATTGAGATAGTGGCATTTTTCGACAAAGGACTTGACGCGAGCCTGATGCACAGCGAGGATTATTTTCTGCGTTGGATGCGGCGGCATCGGCCTGATATGGTGGATGAGGACGGCGGCGGCGTGGAAACCGATGGCGTGATGCTCAGTAACGGTCAGAAGCCTATCCCCTACTCGCGTCGTGCCAGTGTGATTCGGCGCTCGCATGAGCATCGCAAGCAGGAGCGGAGGCGCGCGGCATGACGGCATTCGTTGCGTGGTTGTGCGCTATGTCATTGTTCACCACGGTGGTATCGTTCGTGGTGTTTGTTTTGTCGTTTAGGAAGCCGAAATTATGATGACCGAACGGATCGTAGAGGTGATAATTGCCGGTGGTGGCGGATTGCTGGCGGCGGCGATTATGATCATCAAATTTGCCGTGTTTGACGTGCTGCAAAAGCAGATTACAGTGCTGCAGGACGGTCATGCCTCACAGGCCAAAGAGATTATCACCTTGCGTAAAATGGTGGATGAGTGGCAAGAGAAATACTACAAACTTAACGCCGAGTATGCAGAATTGCAGGTCAAGTATGAGCGCATCCAAAACTCATTCGAACGCTTTCAGCATTTAGAGGAGTTGCGTCGTGAGCGCGCTTGAGGATTTACTATTATTGCAACTCAGGCAGCAGCGCTTGCCGTTGCCCGAGCGTGAATATCGCTTCCACGAAACACGAAAGTGGCGCTTTGATTTTGCGTGGCCGGATCGGATGCTTGCGGTCGAGGTCGAGGGCGGCACTTGGGTCAAGGGTGCTCATAGTCGTGGCAAGCACTATGAGAGCGACTGCATCAAATACAACACGGCGGCACTGCTGGGCTGGCGTGTCTTGCGTTTCACTACGGACATGGTGCGCGATGGACGGGCGCACGCGACGGTGAGAGAGGCGATGATGGTGCCTATCACATTAGGCCACCTTTCTTAGCACGACCTCAGCATAAACCTCAGTGCCCCAACTACTCGCACTACCGAAGCCGTTCGTGCTTCGAGTTGTTCCGCAGCGGTGTTGCAACTCAAATGCCTTGCTTGAAGCGATAGTAAAGCGGCCTCTTAGCGATGCGGTATTGAATACGCCGTTGGCGTCCGATGCCAAAATCGTTTGACCGACGATGACCGTAGTGCCATCGGTGATGTTTTGGATGCGCAACTGATGCGCACTCACTTTGTTGCCACCTGCCCATGCCTCAACTTCATACGTCCCAGCGCCGAGCGTGAACTGGTTGGACGAAAGCGAACAGTCGTTGCCGGTGTCTTGCGTTTCGGTGTTGAGCGTGCGGGTTTGCCAACTGCCCGAGGTGAAAGTGCCGCCATTAGTGCCGCTGCTTTTTTCGTCGCGCAGTTGGATGTAGTCATACCCGCCAATGCCGATGCCGTCCACGTAACCCTTTGTCGCCGCATCGGTGCTATTACTGGGCGTTGGCACAGTAACAGTTCCGGTGAAAGTAGGCGATGCCAAAGGCGCTTTAAGGTCAAGTTGCCCCTTGTTGACACAATCGCCGGACGCGCTGCCGTCGGCGACTTTAACGCGGCCAGAGGCATCACGGATCATTAGCTTAGAGGCCGTAGCCGCGTCAGTGGCACCGTCGAGCTTAGTCTTATCAGATGCGCTCATAGACCCCGCGTCGCTGGTCGTTGCCGCGCTGATGCTGATTGCTGGTGTCGTGCCGCCGCTACTGACGATAGGCGCAGTTCCTGACACTGACGTTACACCTGAGCCGCCGCCGGTTGCGTCGGCGTCATTAACCCAATTGGTGCCGTTGTATTTCACGACCTGCCCCGTAGTGGGCGAAGTGATGACGACATCGGATAATCCGTCAAGCGTTCCGCTGCCGCCCGATGGCGTGACAAGTGATCCGTCATCGCGTATGAATTTCGTGCCGTCCGGCGTGCCCGTCGCCAATCGTGCGATGTTAAAAACACCGGTCGTGACCTGAGAAGCGTCGAGCGCGATTTCGTCAGCGCCGCCGTTTTCGTGACTACTGGCGTGAGCAGAAGGCGTTCGAGAATCGCTCAATCGGGAATCATTGCCTTCGCACACATCACCGCTCCCCGTGCCGAATGCTTTGTTGTAGGCCGTGCCTTTTGCCGCGCTCACCAAGTACCCACTACTGTCAGTCTCCACGACTTGCGAATTGCTCAGCGTGCTGGCGATTAAAGCGATGCGCTTCCCCGCCCATTTTAAGACGCCGGTAGCCACGCTGTAGAGTTTGTTGGTCGAAGGTGACGGCTCGGTTATGTCGGCCAACGCAAGCGGGTTGGTGGTAGAACCTACGGCGATTTGCGTGATTGCCGTCCCGTCGCATTCCAGTAGCACCGTCGTTCCAGCGGAGACCTCCACGCCTGCGCCTGCTGCTACTAAAACGACCTTGACGGTATAGGCTCCACTGCAAGCGTTTTCGATCCATCTTCGCCACTTACGAGACGGCGCGATAAGCTCACGATTGGCTGTTAGCGTGCCAGTCGTGCGCCACTTTCCATAGTGCGCGGTGTTGCTGGTGGTTTCGGTATCGTTGACGGTGGCGTCCCCTGACGCAAGTGAGAAATCTTGCGTCGCATTCGCCATTTGGTCGAGATACTGGAGCGCATTCCCCACAACCAAATTGTTGCCTGCGCCTTGCCCCGGAACCGGTAATTTTTCGTTCAATGTCGCCATTTTTTATTCCTCGTGCAATGCCTCGTCTAAAACGTCGTAAACCTCGCCGTCGCGCGGTTCCCATTCGCTCACAACTTCGCCGTCGCGCGTTATCATCACAGTCTCGCCGTCGCCCTCATGTTCAATCAGAGCGGCATGGCTGAGGCGTTGTTGCGCCGCGTATGCCACACCCGCAAAATAGAACATCCCTGCAATGCTGGCCAGTGTGAGCAGTATCAGGAAGTACTCGTATATGCCGAGCGGGTCGCGCTGTTTTTGCATGGTGAGATTTTAACTTGTTTTTGCGCGCGCCATGCGCGTCAACTTCTCGATTTGCTCAGGCGTCAGCAGGTCGCCGAGTACGTACTTGCGGTCGCCGTCGCCGTCGCCACTCTCGCGCTCGCCCTCAAGCTCTTCGTATTCCTGCCCTGCTTCATCACGTTGCTTATCACTCATAGTTCGTCCTTCAATAACGCGTAGGTTTTGGCCGCCCAGTCGTAGGAAATCTCATCAGTGAAATCGCGCGTATGGGCGTGATAGGCCTCGTGCAGCAACGACGTGAAGCGTGATTCTACCGAGCTATCAGCATCGAAAAAATCCGCGCGCAAAATCGTTCGCGTCCCGATGCGCGCGAACCGTCCGGCGCGGGTTTCAGATTCAGAATCCCCGTCAGCGTCGCCGGAACGCTTGAAGATGCTGCGCACGTGCAACGATTCCAAGAACTCCAATGCGCCCGTCGTTGCTTCGCACTTCGCCGCCGCTATCAGCAGTCGTGATTGCAGCTCGTCGAGTGCCTTTCGCTCCGCTGCCGTGAGCGCGCGCGTGCCCCAATCCGGTAACACGTAGGCGCCCACAGCAGCCAAGAGGAAAGCGAGAAATTCGATCATGGCTTAATCCTTAAAAATAGAAAGAGTGCGGATAGCCGCGCCCTACGGCTTCGGAGATTTGGTAGATTTTTCCGCGCACCATATCTCCTGCTGTCAGCCCGTCTGCTGTCTGATTTGCTGCGGTGTAGGTGTAAGTCGGCGAAGACAATCCGGCAACGGCTCGCACGACGACGCCGCTGCTGTTCAAGAACTCAATGTCGTATTTCTCTGTGGTTTCGCCAAGTATAGGCAGCGTGCCAGTGATCCACCATGCGCTATCATTATAGCGCGAGCGGCGCGACCAAGTGACCGTCAGGTTGTTGCTGCCGTCGCGCGTGCCGTTCGAGTTGTAGGGCGAATACGGCCATAGGTTGCGCGCCAGTGGTTGCACGGCGATGTTGAACGTCTCCATCTCGCCCTGAATGGCGCGAATGGCGAACGGTTGGTTGATATAGCCGCGCTTGTATTTCGCTGTCACGATGCCCCTGTCCACCATCACGAACGCCTCGCCCTCGGCGTGCGTCGCCATAAAGTAGTCGGTGCCCCTGTCGCCTCGCACCAAATGCGTAAGCGCATAGCGCTTAGTGCCGTCCATCCGTGTTTCGATAAACGTCGCCTTGCCAAAGCGCACGATCTCGTTGCCGACAATCGCGCGGTTGGCACCGGCAAGCAGCTCTGCATCGGTCACGTTGTAAAGCGCGCCGTTGAAGAGGTCTACTGTGATGGTATTGGTTTCGTCGTAAATCGCGTCGGCGGGGCCGCCGGTAAGTGGGCCGCAAGGATGCGGGGGGAGTACTCCGACAACTCGACCCAGTGTGCCGCCATGCGGTATTTCGAGAGGCGTCTCTTGCCCGAGGTCATCGTCGTCGTCGCTTTCCCATGCGAACGACATCATATTGAAGTTGCGCAAGGTGCTGCCATACGGCACGCAAGCTGCGATGTAAAGCCGCTGCTGGTCGTTGAGGTTATCGGCTGTCGAATTGGTGTCAATGATGGCGAAGTAGGTGTTATTGGTGCCGATCACAATGCCGGGCGGCAATCCTTCGCCGTCGCCGGTCAGAGGAAAAGCGTAGTCGTCTGCATCGGTCTTAATCGCGGCATAAGAGAGCACTCCAAAAAGGCTCTCTTGCGATTCGGAGATCACCACGTCGTGCGTGGTGTTGGCGATGGTGGCCGTCACCACGTCGCCGGTGGCAAGATAGGCATATTTCGGCGGCAAGGCTAACGTCGCGGTCACGCGCGCACTCTTGAGGCGGTGACGCTCGATGGCGGCGATGCTGCGCGCTTGCGGGTTGGAAAGAGAGAGAGAAGACAAGTCAATGCTGAGCTTCTCGCCTTCGTCGGCTGCGGATTCGCTCCAGTTGGGGGCGTTGTTCACCGTCCACTGGCGCGCCGCGTCCAAGTGCGAGACTTCTACCATGTGCGGAAAAGAACGCTCGCGGTCGCGACTCCAAACCGCATCGGGCGGCTCGCTTCCCGCGTCGTGTGTCCTCATGTCCAAGTAAGGAATGGTGACGCCAGAAGTCCGCCCTCGCTTAAGCGCGCGAATCACGAAATCGCGTTCGGGAAAATCGCACTGAAACGCGGTGCCGAGGCGGTTGAGTACTTCGCGCGCAGGGATGCTCTCGTCAATCACTAAACCCGTTAAGTGGTCTCCGGCCAGTTCGCACGTCTCATAACTTCCCGACGGAATACCGGCACGGCTGAGCGCCCAGTCCGCAATCGTGGAAACATTGGTGGTGTGTTCTTCCACCAAAACCGTGACCTGCGGAATGCGCCCGCCCCAGCCCGTGATCTCAAGCTCGTCGAAGTGAATTACAGCACGTCCACGATACGCCGGTGTCTTCCCAACTCCTTTGTCGGCTTCTTCGGAGGCGTCGGGCAACTGGGTGTCGGTGCCGACGCGTAATCGCACCTTGCCGTTGTTGCTGGTATAGGTGCCGGTCGCGGCATTGTAAGTGAAGAATGAGCCGCCTTTCTTCTTGCCCAGCCTGTCCTCTTTGCCTTTTTCGTCGCCGCCGTTGTAATCCCAGACCAAGCGGTCGTTGAGTCGTATCTGTCGAATGCGCTTTATTGGCCCTTCGCAGATGAGCGCGGCGAAAGTCGCGTAGTACTCGTAGGTAACGATTGTCGGGCCGCTGCCCTTGCCGCCTGCGCTTTCCTCGTGCGAATCCTCGTCTATGCGCTCTGACCAGATGATGTCACAAACCACAGGATAAACGCCGAAGACCTTTGCGATCGGGTTGCCGACACGAGAACTGGGCGGCGAGAGGTCGCGCTGACGCGGCCCCTCCATGACCTGCTTGTTGCCGCCAAAGAGCAGCCCCGCCGCGCCCAACACGAAAGAGTTGGTGAAGCCGCCGGAGCCTGCGTAAAGCCCGACCAAGTTGAGCGCGAGTGTCGCCATGTCGTATCAGTTTTCGTCTATGCCAAGAACGCGAAAGAATCCGACGGTGCGGTTGCGCCATTCGGTCGCGTAACGATGTTTGACCACGCCACGACCGTTGACGGCATGAACCAAATAGGTTCCAGTCAAGCCTTCGGGCGTGGGCACGATAACCGCCAAGTGTTGCGGGTCACTGCCGAATGCAAATAATACCAAGTCTCCGGCGATTGCGTCCGGCTTCGCTATCTCTTCGCACTCGCCCAGCACGTAATCGCGCAGCATCACGCCATCAGGGATGCGCCGGTAATCTTGCATGGCGAGAGTCTCGGCACGCCGAGGCTCCCATCCGGCGCGCAGCAGCGCCGCGATAACCAGCCCCGCGCAGTCCACACCCAAGCCTTCGGGGTCGCGGCCTTGGTGGTGGTAATTGGTTCCAATGAGGCGCTCAGCCTCCCGAAAGAGCTTTTCTCGCATCATCAATTCGCGGAAATGGCACCTCTTCTATTGCCCACCTTTCAAAATCCCCCTCGACTTCAAGCGATGTGGGGGACACCTGCATAGTGACTATTGGGACACTATGCACGTCAATATCAGTGTGGATTGAAATCAACCTGTTCGCAATGTCCTTGCCATCAACAAAAACTTGCACATTGCGCGCACTTGCACCCTCGTCTTTCCCGTCTTCATTAGGATTTATGTTAATTTTGATTTTCATCTACATTCTCCTCTCGTAGTTATTAGGCTGTAAGTTTCCATCCGATACACAATGGCTACAGAATCCATTAAGCGCGATTGATGTCGTAAACAGAGACGCCCGGGATGTACGGCTCGCCCTGAAAATTAACTGCGTTGTCGTAGGTCTCCCAGCAATCCCGTATCCGTCTCGGGCAACCGCAAATCGCCTGAAAAGTGTCGCCCGCCGCCAACGGGTAGGGGAACGGCTCGTCAAGCTCGACTTCGCCGCTGCCGGTGTTGCTGCGCACGGGGCGCTCCAAGTTGTAGTTGTCGCTTCCCGCGTCGGTGATCTTCATCCATCCGTAGGTCAGGCGATTAACGGGGTAGCCGTTTACCTGCGAACTGGTGAATTTCCGATCGGGTTTCCCCGAATCCACGGAATCAATCGTGCCATTGATCGTGATTGCAAAGCCGTCAACGGAATTGCCTGCGAGATTCTTCTTGCAGCGCGCGTCACCAAACTTCTTGGCGCGGCAAAGCAACGAGGTCTCTTCCACAACTTTGTTTTCCGTGAGTTCGGAAAGACTGTTGGTCTCGGCACGAAACGTCATGCCATCGAAAAAAATGCGCCCGATGCGCCCATATTTGTAAGCAAGAATGCCTTGCGTTAAATCGGCATAATTGCACTCCATCACCCAAACTTCGGCGAAGTCGTAAACGCCTGCGTTGAGATCGGCTTCGGTGATCGCGTCCGATGTTAAGGCAGACATGATCTCCATGTTATCCTGATCCATCGAAAGCTTGGATTGCAGGCCAGTCGGCGAGATGCCGGTGCTGGATTCAAAGAGGACGCCAACGCATTCAGGCACTGCTACCCCGCCTCGCGTGATGCTGTCGCCGTCAATATCGCGGTCGTGTCCCGTGAAGCCAAGCGTTACGCCGTCGCGTCGCTTAAGTTTGTAAAGGAACGCGCGCGTCGTAACCGAGTTGTCGAGATGCGCCTTGTAAGCAGTGCTGATGTCTTTGCCCAGCGCGTGCATGGAACACACCGTAGGCTCCGGCGCGGCGAGCGTTGTGAACTCAGCGCTTTCGGCTCCCTCTGATTCTGCGTCACCGTAGCCGGTCGCCGGTATGCCGACGAAACGCGCCTTGTAACCGCCGGTGTCCGGCTCCAAGAACGAAGCGGTTGCGGTTTCGCCCGCGAGCAGGTTGGCGCCTGCCGAGCGCCACATCGCCGCGAGAGGGTCGTAGAACTCCGGCCTGTAAGACGCAAAGCCGGTGACGAGCGGCGTTGGCGCATCGAACTGCGCGCTTTCGGCAGTGATATTGTAGACCGTCGGCGCGGCGATGCCAGTGCCAGCCGTCAAACTCACCGAAAGCAGTGCGTTGTAGACGCCGCTGAATCCGGCAGTGTCTCGATAAGTGACAAGATACAACCCGAGCGTCGCGCCGATGGGAACGCCCACCGTGACCGATGCGGACGGATACTTGAATGTGAACCCGCCGTCTTCCGAAAAAGAGCTTCCGCCGTCCACTGCAAAGCTGGTAAATGTCCATCCGTTCGGCTGGTCGCTGTTGGCCGTGGTGCCGTTATTGATGAGGCCAAAGACCGATTGCGCGACCGGTGACACCGTCCACGAATTGTCCATGCTGCTCGCGGTCAGCACGGCCAGCTTTAATGGCAGGGAGGCCGAGAAGCCCGGCCTGCACGCGACCGGCAGCAGGCCATCGAAACTGTGGATGGATGAGTTTCCGGTTGTGCCGCTGCCTATCGAGCTCATACTCGCAACTCCTCGGCCTCAAGCTCCGCCATCTCTGCGACATCTCCGACCTGATAATTGAACTTCAGGCCGTCTGAGGTAAAAGCGACGGGAATCTCAAACTCGTAAGTAGCAGTGCCGGTGCTGGTTGCGTTGGCGATAATACCGGTCGTCAAATCAACATCCGACTCCGTGCAAGTGCCGCCGCCACTTTTGGCGACGCCGGTCAGCGTTACCGTGCCAGTCTTCGGGCGCGTGATAAGCCGCTTGTAGGGCGCAACGTCGTCGGGGTACTCCTTCACGAGCCGATAACTGCCGCTGACGAGCGCGACTTTTCCCCATCCGTTGTCGTCGTGGTCAAAGGGGTCTTCGATGATAAATCCGCGCGCGGGGCCTTTTCTCGCCAGCCAAAACCCCACGATTTTTTGCATGAGCGCTGAGTAGTTGACGAAGCGGATGCGCACGTGCCACAAGGCATACTCCCAGTTGCTATTAGCGAACCGGTAGCCGCCGTTGGTTTTAGTGACTTGCGTCTGAAAAGTCGGGCCGCCTTCCATTTCTAATTGCGGGTCAAGCGGTAGGCGCGCGTTGTCAATGATGATGCTCAAACCAAAGCACCTCCGCCCCCAGAAAATCGCACGCCGTTCATGCCCCGACTGCTGCCGTGCCCCGAAAATGCGGAGACTATGCCGCCCAACGATTGCACAACCGAAAGCGGCGAAGAGGCTTGCGTGCCCATCGTCATTCCGGTATTGCCGTTGACATTGACGGTGCGGCCATTCACCACAATGGTATTGGCATTGACCGCGCCCCCGTGTGCAGGCGCACTTTGTGGGAACAATTGCCCAGCAATGCCACTCGCTGAGGGCGCGACTTGCGAAAGCGCGAAGCCGCCCAGCGTGCCGATGATACTTTCGCCGTTTGCCTGCTTCGGCTTGTGGCCGAAAAGGTTGCCGGATAAGTGTTCTGCGATGGCATCCATGCCCCGACTGAGAACGGCGTCCTTCACGCGGGTAAAGAATGACTTAACACCGGCCAGCGCGCCGTCCTTCATGCCTTCTTCGAGCGCGCCGCGTAAAATATTTTTCATTTCCTCGGAATTTTCACGCCATTTATCCAGCGCATCTTGCGACGCTGCGGCCATCTCGTCCACGCGATTTTTTTCGGCTTGAGCCGCTCTGTCCGCGTCGCTCTGCGCATAGCCCAGCATCTCTAAGCGGCTTTGAAGCAAAGCCTGATACTTCTCTTCGAGTGCTTGCTTCTCAACGGCGGTTCGCGCCAAAGACATTTCGATTTGCTTTTGTGCGTCCAGTGCATAACGAATACGTTCTTGCGCATCGGCACGGTCGGCGACGCGGCGGGCTTGCGTGTCTTCATCGGTATGGTCTTCGGCGCGATAACTTGGAACGGAAGCGCGATAGTAATTTTCCATGCGTGCCCGAGCCTTCAATTGAGCTTCCAGTTTACCGCGATTGGTGAGGGTGTTCCCAGATTCAAATTCGGCATCGCTATCGTAAATGCCCTTGTAATAAGAGGCGTCGTTTTGCGCCTTCCTCTTTGCGTCAAAGTCACTAAGCTTTCGCGCTTTTTCAAGGCCAGATAAATCTTTCATGCTGCCAAACTGCAAGTCATACTCCAGAGCGGCGCGTCCGCTCTCGTCGCCAATAGTGGCAAGAGCGCGTTGCAAGTCCTGCAAGTCTTCCTCCTGCTTTTTCGCCGCAGCCGCCGCTTTCTCGTGACTTTCTTTCAGTGCATCTAAAGCAGCCTTCGCCTTGTAGGATTCGCTCGCCATGAGCGCGGCGTTTGCGATACGAGGATCGTCCGGCGACACGTAACCCACCGCGTCAGCAATCCGCTTCGCCTCGTCGCGTCGCGCTTTTTCCATCGCAAGCGACTCTTCCCTCTGCTTTTGCGTCATGGCCAGATTCTTCTGAAGCTTCATTTCATACTCAAGCAATCCGATTTCTTCGCGGTGCTGCTCGGCCATTTGCCCGTAGGCTTCACCGGCGGCACGGATGCGGTCTGATCTGTCGGCGTTGTTCCTTGCGGCTATATCAGACTGCGCCAATGCGTTTGCTTTAGCGCGCAATCGCGCCGCGCCTGCATTGTCGCCTCTTTCTCTCTTCGCTTCGGCGATTGCGAGCATGTCTTTAAGGTCTTTGCGTTGCCACACCTCATCACGGTTTTGCGATGCTTTTTGGAGTTGGCCATAGCGCGCAGAAGAAAACTCGGGGTCATTAAACATGGAAGAGTTTTCGAGCGAGATTCGCGTTTTCTTGCGTAACTCTTCACCTGCTTTCTTGGTGGCGTGTTCTGCGTTGGCAACAAGTTCGTGGAGTGAAGTCGCAAGCGCAGCGCTTTTTGCACCTTTGCTGGTTTTTTGACGTGCGCCATGCTCGAACTCTTCAAGAAGGACAAGGTAGGGGTTCTCTTCTTTGCCGATGAGCCGAATCTTTTTATTCATCTCGCGCACAGAATCCCACACGGCGTTGGTTTGGGTGCGCGCTGATTCCTGAGCGTCACGCATGACTGCCGCTTTGCGGGATTCCCACATCGTAGCGCCTGAAATTTTAGCGCCATTTTTTAGCAATTCTAACAACTGTGCTTCTACTGCCTGCTGGTGCTGGTTGGTTTGCTCTGGCTGCAAGCGCTGATAGCGCGTCATGCCGCCCCATGATTTCGGGAGTGGCTTGTACTGCCCCAGCACCATATCTAATTCAGACGGCGCAAGCCCTCCGGGCGCGCCCCCGCCTTTGGCCGAAAATGGCAGTGTAGCTGCGCCGCCTGACGACGCGCCCGGAGGTGGCACATACCACTGAAAATTACGGGAGGCGAAGCGGTTTTTTCCGTACTGATCCAGTCGCTCTCCGTTTGCTCCAATGGTGACAACGTGGCCGAAACCTCGACCTAAGGAAGATGAATAAAGTAGTCCGCCAGGAGCGACTGGCATACCAGGGGTGTAGGGGGTGCCGATTCCGGCGCGCTGAAAGTTGCGCATAGACGCCAGTGCCGACTTGCGACTAAAGTATTGGTCGTATGCATGTGTGGTTTTTTGGACTGTCGTTCGCGCTAATGACTCGCAGAGGTGAACAAAACCCCTTGCCGCGCCGCTGGTTTGCATTGTCATCGCGGTTTTTGCGATAGCATTACCTACGCCCGATGATTCCGCTCCGCCGCCATATCTCAGCGCTTCACTTTGCGCCGACAAGGACGCGGCATTGCTTTCAGCAGCACCAGTGACGCGGCGTGACAGCACATCGCCTCTTTGCTGGGCTTCTTTCCACTGCGCCGGAAGGTTTAGGCTTTTTCCCACCTTCGCCATGATTGCGCGAAGAGGCGCAGAATCCTCAGCGGACAACCCCTTGAGCATGTCGTTAAACACGCCCCTGAATGAATCGCGGATGCCCACGATTTTTTGCATCTTCGCTTCGATACCCGCCAGTTCCACAACAGCTCGTTTAAGTGGCTCTGGTATCCCATCGTAAGCGCGCTTGAGCATTTCGGCTTCCATGCGCGATTTGGCCGTTTTCTCTCCGGCGGCTCCCGCCTGTTCTTGCAGTTGCGTAATGCGGCCAATCACGCTTTCGGCTTGATTGCCAAACCGCTCCCACATCTGCGCGCGGTCGTTGAGTTGCTTCTGTTCGATGTCGCGCAGGCGGTCAGCGTTCTGCTGTGCGATTTCCTGCTGGCGATCCGATGCGGAGCGTGCAGCGTCCGCAGCCTTGCCTTTTTGCTCTTCACGAGCTTTTTGAATTTGGTCTTTACGACGGTAGTAATCGTCGTACACGTCCTCGCGGCGCGTGCGCTGTTCTATGTTCAGCTTGGCACCCTGTTTAGACAAGTTATCCCATTTCGCTTTTTCGGCAAATAGGTCTTTGTCTTTCATGTTGCGGACATAGGTGCGTTGGTTTTGCGGCGTGGAATTGGCAGGTATGCCACGCCCGTTCATCATGTCCTCAAACGAAGGTGCGCCCTGATTAGACGGCTGCAAAGCGTGATTGACAGCGCTTGCCACGTCTGGCGCAACCATGTTTGCGTTGATATTGCCAAGCCGGTTTTCGATTTGAGCCTTAAGTCGGCTTATTTGGTCTAAAAGCATCGCCTTGCCAGATGGGTCAAGACTCATGTTCTTGCCGACTTCTATGCGCTTTTTTTCCAGACTTTCGAGTACTCCGACCAGTTTTCCGGCGTCGCCTTTTGCGGCCTTTATCTCTGCGCGAGCTTTCTTGGCAAATGCCTGAATCGCGTTGTCGCCACGTCCGAATTTGGCGATACGGTCAAGCGACTTCGCCATTGCGTCCGCGCCCATTTTGAGGTTGTGCTGCGCGGTTTTTGCATCTTCCAGTTTGGCTTGGTAGTTATAGAACGCGGTGCCTGCTAACTCCGCCACAACGGCCAATGATTCAAGAATCACCACCAACCCGCCAATCGTCGCCGCCACGCCACCAGCAGCAAGCGCACCGCCACTACCGATGCCCAGCGCGCCCGCGATACCGCCCTCCGCTCGCAACGCCGTGCCGATGCCCGCGATACCGCCACCGGTGCGCAACGCCGTGCCGATGCCCGAGATAGCAGTGCCGATGCCCGAGATAGCAGCACCCATGCCTTTGAGCTTGTCGAAGAACACGATGAGTTGTCCGGCGTTCCCAAGAACCTGAACGATTGATCCCAGCGCACTCCCCATAATTTTGAGCGTGCCGCTGAGCATCTTGATGGGGCCTAACAACAAAACCGCTCCGCCAAGAAGCGTTAATACCTTCTGTATAGGCGCGGGTAGTGCGTTCCATGCCGCGATGGAATCGTTCAAAGCGGAGGGGATAGTGGTGCCCATTGTCTCCACCAGCTTTGTGAGTTGCGGCAAAAACTCGCTGCCGATAGAAATAGCGGTTTTTTCGATGGTGGATTTTAGCTTGGCGACTTGGAACTCAAAGGTCTCGCTGGCGATCCCCGCCGCTCTCATGGCGGAGCCGTTCGCGCCCTGAATGTCATCGAGCGTCTCTTTGTAAGCTTGAAGCGTGCCGGTTCCGGTCGTAGAAAGGAACGCGGTCAGCGCGCGGATGCTGCCGAACAGTTCCGTGATAGGCCCAATGTCGCCGCCGCTGCGCGCCATCAGGTCTTTGAGAGTGTTGAACAATCCTTCAAACTTGAGTTTGCTGCGGATTTCATCAGCGCTGGTGCCGAGTTTCTGCATCGCGCGCTGCGCTTTTTCCGATGGGTCAATCAGGTTATTGAAGATTTGGCGAAGCGCCGTGCCGGTCTCTGATGGTGTCAAGCCTACGCGCGTTGCACTGGCCATTTGCGCCGCGACTTCTTCAAAGGTCACTCCGGCTTGCGCGGCAATGGCGATGACCTTTGGGAAAGCCCCCGCGTAGGCACTTGCCTCGCCTTTACCCTTCCTAACCGCTTCGGTCAATACATCGGTCACGCGCGAGGCTTTGTCTGCGGATAGTCCGTAGGCGTCCAGCACCGTTGTAACCGTGTTGGCGATGGTTTGCGTGGAACCCAAACCCGCACTTGCGCCATAAGCGGACGCCTTGAGGACTTGCATGGCATCCGCGCTGTGCAATCCGGTCGAGGCGACGTAGTACAGCGCGTCCGCCAGTTCTTTTGGGCTTTGGCGGATGTTCGGATCGGACGATAGCTCTAAGACGCTCTCTTTCAATCCCGCCAATTCGCTCTTGCCGATGTCGGTCAGCGTCACCACGTGCTGCATGGATTCCTGAAAATCCGCTGCGGATTTTGCGACGCCGATTCCGGCTCCCACCACAGGCGCGGTTACAGCTGCGGTCAATGATGCGCCTGCGGCAAGGTCATAATACCCGCTGCGTTGCAGGTTCTGCATCCGCTGGCCGAACGGAAGGTGGACGGTTTGAGGCTGGCCGAATCTGTCCGTAAACCGCCCGTGTGACTTTTGCTGGTTTTCAAGGTCTTGCGCGAGCGCTGCGCCGTATGCCTCTTGTGTTTTACGGGCGCGCAAGAAACCTTCTTGCTCGACACGGGCGCGCTCTTCGATATTGGCGCGCAGTGCGGCGATTTCTTTTTGACGGATTTGCGCCGCGTCTCGCTCGCTGGCAAGATTGGCTTGCCTTGCGTCCTCTAAGCGTGATTTTGTGTTCTGAGCGGCTTCGGATTCGAGCCTTTTTGTCTCCGCAAAGGCTTTCTTCTGCTCGGCAATCATCGGTGACCACGGCGACGCGAAATTCGCGCGTTGAGCTTTGGTTTTGTCACCCCACGGATCGAACCGTGACGACAAGATTCCGCCTCTTGCGCCGCCAGACAACCCTGCGGAGGCGGCTTGCTGCTGCACACTTTGGAGTGATTGCCCCAGCGCCGTGACTTGCGCAATCGCGCCACTGGTGTTGACGTTGACGGCAATGTTCTTGTCAACGATGCCGCGCATGGCGCGGCCTAACTCTGTAACTTCTTTTATCGCGCCGCTGGTATTCAGGCGAACATTGATATTAGAGGCGGTTTGAGCAAAAGATTTAAGACGTGTTTCGGCGCGGTCAAGAGCGGCGTCAAAGGCTTTTGTGTCGGCTTCTAAAATTGCTCTGAGTGTTCCAATGTCCACGATGACCGCCTTTTGCTACTTGCTATTTCTTCGCGCTTTCTCTTTGGCCTTCGCCTCTACGTAGGACTGTCTTTCAGGGTTTGATTCCGCTTCGGACTGCGCACACGCGATGGTAAGTACTCGGTAGAACAAAGCGGGGCGCTCGTAATGCAAACGCTCCGCTTTCTCGCAGTCACCACCGCACCAATACTCCGCAACGCGCTTCATCAGCGACACATCACTTGCGCCTTGAACCGGATTGCTGAATTTATTCCCGTTTGCCTTTTCGTTTCTCGCGCGGAGTTTTGGCCCAAACACCGCAGGGTTTAGTTCACCCTCGTAAATCATCCATGCGACGAACTCCCAGTACTCCTCGGCGCTAAAAAATTCTGAACCTTGTCAATACACTCGTCATACATCCGTTGTGGCAGTCCCGCGATTGGCAACGCTTCGATGTTAGCGCGCGTGACCTTTAACGGCTTGTCATCATCGGTCAAATCCCACCCATCCGCATGGTCGAGCAGGTGCGCCAACTTGTCGTTGCGAATGGTTTCTAACTTCGCATTGACTGCCAAAAGCTGATTGCTCAACTCTTCGGCTCTCAGGCGCGCCTCAGACTCCTTTGCTGCGCGCTCCTCTTCGCTCGGCAATATCTCGCCGGTGAACTTTTCCAGTTCCGCCAACGCGCCTACTACGCCACGGCGAAGCTCGATAACATCAGGATTTTCGGTGTCCAACTGTTCGCCCAGAGACACCAAGCTATCAGCGATGGTTTGGCGAAACGCTTGCAGCCGCTCCGAGTTGGGCACGGCCAGTTGGCCTACGTTCTGCAAGACGGACTCCAACTCTTGCAATAAACGCTGGCCTTCGGTTTTGGCGTCCTGCTCCGCTTTTTCGAGCTTAGCCCACACCTTGTCTTTGGGCGATACGCGCTCCAGTAATGGGCGCAGGGTGAGCGAAACTTCATCGGTGAGTTGCAGCTTGATAACAGCGGTCAGTGAACGAATCTCTTGCAGTGAAGACATGGGGCTATCCTTTTGTTTGAGTATTGGTGCTTGCGTCCATCGCCCCGCACCGGCAAGCCGGTGTCTGCAAGCCTGCACTTACAGAATGGCCACAAGCACCAATCGTCAGGCAAAATAGTCGGACGGCGGCGGGGCGTTCGCGCCGTCCTTCGCGGCTATTACTGAGTACCGATGGTAATCGCGCCGTTGACCTGCGCGGAGAAGTTACCACCAAAGACTTCCTCGATGCCGACGTTAAACGGTGCCGCCGTGACAATCATCGTGCCGTCAATCTTGATGTTATTGGACACTGCGCCACCAAACAGGATTTGGAAGTCCACTTGGCCGCGTCCTTTGGTGTGAGCCGTGCCATTGCGGATAGCATCGAAGATTTTCCAAAGTGAATCAGCCGCTACTGGCGAATCAATGTAGTCGCCGCTGATCTGCCAGTTCACAAGGCCGCTGATGAAACGCCGCGCCCATTTCTCGGCGGCTCCGATGGTGAGCGTGGTCACGTCAACCGTGTTCAGCGAATCGGTGATGTTAAAGCTCTTGAACCCCGAGCTGCGGTCAACGAGGTTGCTGTCGCTGCCACTGCCGCCCGAGATAGCGCTCATCGGCGTGGATGCGGTGCAAATCTTGATAATTGTTCCGGCTCCGATCTGTGGTGTCATGTTCTTAACTCCAAAATTGTATTACAGGAGAAGGGGCGTTCTCTAAAAACCATCATCACAAGCGCGTCACGGCTGCGGCCAGTGCGTATTTGCCAGTTACCGCCGTCACTACCAGTCGCAACCACGGATTAACCGAAGTGCCAGAGGCTATGGACTTGCGCGTCGAGCCGGTGCCGGTAATAGCATCGAATGTCGTGAGGTCTGCCCATGTTCCAGGGCTTCCCGAGCTGTCCGGCGCGTGTTGGATTTTGCACGTCACGCTGCCGGTGCCGACGGCCTGCAAGATGAACTCCGCGCCGTTTGTCGTGGCCGTCGCGCCGCCGGTGTCATTCACTGATGTGCCGTTTCCGGTCGCAGTAATGACATTGTACACGGCTTCACCGCTATAACCCGCCGTCGTGGTGCTTTCCGCTGCCACGCTGCCCGCGTCGCTGCCGCCGGTTTTGACCGTGCTGCTGGTCGCGCCGGTGCCGGTCGTTGCGGGATCGGCGACGTTGCCAACGCTGTAGGGGAAGTAGGCGTTGAAGGTGGCAGAGGATGGGGTACCATCAGAGGGCAGGGTGTACTCGACAATGGTGTCCAATACGCTTGCACCATCGCCGCCAAAAATGTATGCCTTGCCCGCGCTGGTGATAGCCGCACCAAAAACTTGGCGGACAGCAGGCATCACGGTGCTTTTAGTGGTGATTGAATCCGCAACGGGATCGTACTCCAAAATAGCATCGGTTTTCGTGCCGCCACTTAAATAACCGCCGAAGATGTAGATTTTTCCATTACTACCCGTCACGGCAGATGTGCCGAGTCGCGCCGACGGTAACGTCGCAGTTTTGGTAGTAATGGAATCCGTGACGGGATCGTACTCATAAATCATGTTGACAGGATTCCCTGAGTTGTCACCACCGCCAAACACGTAGATTTTGCCATTACTGGCGAGTGCCGCCGATGTATTGCTCCGACCAGCAGGCAGTGTCGCACTTTTGACTGTAAGTGCGTCTGCCGTGGGGTCGTACTCACTAATCTTATCTCGTGACCCCGAGGTGTCGCCGCCAAACACATAAATTTTTCCGTTACTTCCAAGTGCGGCAGACGCAACGGAACAGGAAGACGCAAGGGCACCAGTTTTAACAGTCGTGGCGTCAGTCGTAGGATCGTACTCTGTGATCGCCGCCACGCGACTGCCACCAGACTCGTATCCGCCGAAGATGTAGATTTTTCCATTACTACCCGTCACGGCAGATGTGCCGAGTCGCGCCGACGGTAACGTCGCAGTTTTGGTAGTAATGGAATCCGTGACGGGATCGTACTCATAAATCATGTTGACAGGAGTCCCTGAGTTGTCACCACCGCCAAACACGTAAATTTTGCCGTTACTGGCATACGCCGCCGACGAGCCATATCTGCCCGATGGCAGCACCGCGCTCTTAGTCGCAATAGAATCGCTACCGCTCACCGGCGCGCTGCTCTGCCCCTTCACCACGACATTGGCATAGCTCCCCGCCAAAGCGCGCTGATTCGTCTGCACGTCGCTTTCGGTCGCGCCCATCGCAAAGTTCGCGCCTGCGTTCCATGTGTAGTTGCCATCATCGCCACTCGCCACGACAAGCTTTTGCTGCTCGCCGCATTTGATTTGGACTTGCGCCACATCCGCCGCCGTGCCAAACGATAGCGTCAGCGTGCCGCTGTAAAGCGTTTCGTTAGTGTCGCTATCGGTGCTGGTCGTGAGCGAGCCGCTAACCGTGATGGTTTGGCCGGTGTAAATGCTTTCGAGCCGTGCCTTGATTGTCGCGTTGGTGTCCGAAGCATAGAACACCGCCGAAGTCGCGTCCGCTGTGGAGTTGTAGGCCACAAGGTTCAGTGACGCGGGGCAGTCGGTAAAGACGAGGCTTTGAGCTTCGTTGGTATCAAAGGAGCCGCTGCCGTGAGGCGTGTAAAGCACTACGCACGGCGAGATTCCTGGCGACGCGCTGGTCACCTGAAATTCGGCTTCGGCGGCCAAAAGCGCATCGCTGACGACATTGGCGCGATAGGACGTTTTGAGGCTCTTGGCGGCGATTGCGACATTGGACACGTCCAAACCGCCCACACCAATCAAAATATCCTGACCGGTGCGCTTGTTGCCCATCGCTTGCTGCAAAAGCTCGGTGATTTCGGTTCCCATGTCTGCGGGATGGTATCCGGTGAGCGCAATTGTGGAGTTGCGAAGTCCCGCGATGAACTCCTTCGCGCGGTTGACGCTGCGAAAGCGCGTGGTCTCTATCGCGTCAAGGTTATCACCGACGCCGACCTTGTTGAGCATTCGCGTAACATCAGTTCCGTCTATAAAAATCGCTGATTCTATCCCAATATCTGTAGGCATCGCAATAACTCCTTTAATTCTTTTTCGTCAAGAGAGCGGCGCAATTCTCACGTCATACAGCGCGCCAAAATGCCACCGCTCGATGTCACGGTTTGCGCCTACAGTGTCGCTGTAAGGCGTAATGTCCCCGACTTCCAAAGGCACCATCGCCGCAAACCCCAGCGGCTGCAATATCTCCTGCAATCGTGCTTGCGGCGTCTTGCCGCTCACGATCCGCGTGAACCTCGTGTAAGCCGCATCCACTAACGGCTTGGCGATCTCATTCGCGCCTTGCCCGCCCTTGTTGGCAGCACACACCTTTACCATCACACGATACGTCCGCATCGCATCCGCTGCCGTTAGCACTTTACTCGCGGCCACAGGCGCAACCGATAGAACGACATAAGGCAACGCCTCTTCACGCACGGCGCGCCCATAGGCGACGCCCACTGACGCAAGCGCGGCATCTGCCACCAGAAAGGCGCGCACACTCTTTATCACCGCATCAAGTCCGCTCTCTGCCATGCCTTATTCTCAACGGCCTTGCAGCAAGCCGCTAAAATACCCCGTCAAGTACGCGGCGCACCACCGATGAACCGTTGGCGTAAACCAATAACGCGCGGGTTCATCGGCCTTAGTGAAAAGGTTCGAGTGTCCATATTCCCACCACAGTCCATAAATCAACATGGTCGCGACGGCGGCTTTAATACTGCCTTGCCCCGCCGTGAGCGGCTCTTCGGGCGCACAGCGCGCATCGAAGTGTTCGGGGCTATAGGCGCGCCCGTCCAGTTCGGCGCGCACGGCTTGGCTCCAGCGCGACGCGCTCGTCACATACGCCACTTTCGCTTGTCCGCGCGCTTTATCATAGTCGCTCGCGGTCTCGGACTGCACGTAAAGCGACTTGGCAAGCGCCGTCGTATCGCTGTGGATCGGCAACGATCCGCCGTCTAACTCGGCGGCGACATGGGCGCGCAAGCCGTCGGCGGCCATGACCATGCGTGCTTCCACGTCGGCGCGCACCTTCGACTTGACCTGCTGAACCTTAGTGTCGAGTTGGCAGCGAATCGGCATTTCGTTCTCACCCTACGACTTCGGCGCGCACATTGCGCGTTATTTTGTAGGTCGTGTCCGTACCTGAATCAACGACCTCATATGTTTTCAGGCTTCCGGTGCAAGTCCATTCCACGCCACCGTCAGTCACCACGTCGCCTTTGTTTAATGGCCACGCAGCTTCTGTTCCGGCGCTTGTGCCGTCGTCTGTGGCAACGTAGCACCGGCCATTGCTCACCGTCGGTTGTACCACATCGCCCAGCGCGTAGGCATGAGACGCCTGCCACACAGCGCGCTTTTCTAACAGGCGGTCTCCGCCTTCGATATCTGGGGCGTCTCCCCAGTTAAAGAACAAAGAGTACTGGTTCAAAGAAACGACTTGTCCCCCAAACTCATCCTCTTTGCCGGTGCCAGCGCGCGAAATACGAGCCGGATATTCGGCAACCTTCACTCGCGTTAAGTCCGGCCTTGTCACATCCGTACTTTCTTCGACTGCAAAGCCGCTGCTATTAACACCGGCACCACCCGAGGGCGGCGTAGCCACTTCCGGCATTCGCCAGACTTCCATCACAGACACCAGCTCATCGCCTGTAGACGGTGCAATGGCATCACGGATTTCGTCTATTTCATCTTGCGACAGAAGATCAGCCATTTAGCAAACCTAAAGTAACATCAAACGTTCATCGGTCTCGATGATGGGTGTCGTGGGTGCATAAGCCCCCACCAGTGCGCCATTGGTCATGTCCACGCCGTAAAGACGGATGTTGCGCGCCAATTCCAAGTAGAACTCAGCGCGACGTGGCCACACCACATCCACGCCGCCTGATTCCGAGAATTGCTGAACCTTTTGAGCAAAGCCTGCCGCTAACGCTTCGGCGGCCTGAGCCAAGCCTTCGGCGTTACCCAATCTCGATACAAACCCTTGATACTCCTCGTCAAGCATCAAAGGTTTGCCGACAACAGTGCCCGACAATCCACCAACATCGCGGAACCGCGCTCGCGCGTAGCTTACGATGTTGGTGGATATAGACGAGGCGTCGTAGGTGGCTGCCATAAAGATTACACCATGTCGGTTTTGAGGCGCACGACCTGATTGTCGGCTTCCAATACCGGCATATTGTTACTGACCGACTGGCCGATGATTTTGTTCGGCGCATTGTCGGGCGTATAGATGCGCCCCCAGTCGCCCAGAGCGTAGCCGCCTTCATCGGTCGGCGCGATGTGGTGATACCCCAAAGGCTTAACCTCGTTTGGCGTTGCGCCCTCGTCCACAGCCGCCGCGCCGACATTGAAGCCTTGCGCGACACCGCGTCCAATCACCACAATTTCACCTGGGTTAATGAAAGGCACATTGACGACCGCTTCGGGATTAGCGGGGTCATAAACCGAGCCTTCCAGGCCGTAGGCAATGCACTTGACGCGATAGGTGGGATCGGTGTCGCTGGTTTCGGTCGTGCCCACAACGCGCACGATTTCCATGTCGCCGGTTTCTTCGTTGAGGTTGATGACGCGCGCTTTGTTGACGCTGTTGGCTCGCACCATCTCCCACGTATCAGGGTGAGCGATGATAGCCGCGACGCGGTATTTCAAAAGCTTTTTGGCAGAGGTAATGTCCGCCCAGAACTTCGAGGCGGAGCCGCCGTAGCCATCATTGCCAGTACGTGCGGTCAAGCGGTATTTGGAATCAATGCCATAATCCACCTTGACGTTCTTGCTGTTAAACGTCCAGTCAATACTATGGTCAATGAGCGCACGTCCACGCAACCATTCGCGCCGGTCGAGTTGTGATTGCCCCAGCACCTTATCGGCAAAATTGAGCAGTGTCGTTACCATGTATTGCGTGCTTTGCGCGCCATTACCCAAACGCAGCAACATTTGATACATCTTGCGCTTGTCGCGTTCGTTCAGCGAAACCTGAATCGCCATTTTAGCGATTTCGCCAGTCACGCGGCTGCTCAGGATCGCGCCGCCTTCGGGGTAGGGCGAGTCCATACCAACAACGCCGGCCATCGTTGGCACGACGCGAATCGTTGCGGACTGAATGTCGAAGTCCACCTCTTGTCGCTCGGGGAGGTACTTTGCGAAGAGGTAGGAAGACGGGGGGCGGGCGCTGTTGACCACGCGCAGTACTTCGCGATGGTCTAAGTTGGTGAGAAACTTGGAAACATTGAGATTGAGCATAGCTTTCCTTTTTTACTGGATTTTATGAGGGGCACGCCCCGTCTTACGATGTGGTATTGTCTCCATACTGCTCAAAGGCAAAACTGCACCCAGCAGCCACCAGTTCAGTTTTGTAGGTGCTGGAAATACTTCCACTCGATGCGTCCGGCAGCAAGTTTTCATAAAGCGCGCCACCAGTCAGGCATCCATAACCCGACACTGAAGTGTCATCTTCGGCAGCGGCGCTTTCGATGATGCACGTCGAAACCTCCGCGCCGGTCACGTCCGCACGAGGAATTAACTTGCCACTCGAAAGCTGCGCCATGACGGTGAGCGCTTTGATCGCCTTCTTGCCAGTGCCGCCGTAAGTCGCCTCTGCGTCATCAGCGATCGGGAACTGCGTCTCGTCCACCGTGAGCGTCGTCGCGCCAGCAGCGGCATCGGCGGTAACGCGTGCGCCGATTGTACCACCCGGCCACGCCGCAACTTTGGTATTGGTGATGGTTCCATCCAAAGCCTCGACTGCAATGGTCGTCGCACCAGCAGCAGCTGCTGTAGCTACGATGGCGACCTCGGCATTGGTGCCGCCCGTGAAGTTGAGAACCGCACCAACCGGAAGCGGCCCCGACAGTGCAGCGACCGTGATCGAAGTATCCCCCGCAGTTACCGAGGCGTCGTTGAGTGTGACATTGACGGGCGCATAGGTGCCAAACTTCAAGAAGGTATCTCTTGCCAATGCGATAGGTAGTGCGTCCACGGTTAGCGAAGTCACACCGGCGGCTTTTGCGCCGTTGATCTTCACGGTCTCGGCAGACTCGCGGCGCGATTCTGCGACGTTTGCCCAATCAATTTGTCGCCCCGAGTTGTGACGCAAGGAGCTTTGCTCTACAATGCCAGGCTGACGGCTTAGCGTGCTGGAAGTGCGTGTCATGTGAATATCCTCTCTGTAGTTTTATTTTTGCGGATTACGGGCGCGAAGCCGATGCTTTTAACCTCGCCTCGACGATCTTGTCCGCTGCTTCCTTGTTGTAGGCAATGACCTTCTGGCTTTCGGGGTCAATGACGGTAGACTCTTCCTGCTCAAACATGGCAGCCGCGCCTTTGGTCGGGTCATGGTCGCTGACCTGCTCGCCATTGACGAACTTGGGCAGCGATTCGTAAACCGCTTTCACTGCACCACGCGCGTCAAAGTCGGCGGAACGAAACTCTTCGCTAAAACACGCCAATTCTGGCTTACTCTTGTCGTATTCGCGCGCGACTGAAAAGAGTGCAATCGCCGTGTTATAAGCATCGTTGCCTTTGGCTTCGATACGCCCATCCGTCACCAAACCGTCGGCAAACTCGGCGGCTTCGCGCCGTGCGTCCTCGTTGGCCTGATGCACTTTTGCGGCAGTCATTTCCTCGATGGACTTCTCGAACTGAGCGACCTGCGCCTCTAACTCAATCTCGCGCGCCGTCTTGCCCGTCTTGGCCTGAGCCAACGCGCTCTCGAACTCTGCCACGTCCTCGGCGGGCGCGCTCTTGAAAAATGCCTTCACTGAATCCAGCAAAGACGGCTTTGCCTGCTCTGTTGATACCGTTTCCTGAGTACTCATGTCTTCCTGCTCCTGTAAGCTGTTTTTTACTTCGATTGGCGTCACGTCCTCGCCTTTACTGAACTGCGCATAGGCTCGATCCACGGCATCAAAAAACGCGGCACCTTCGATATGAGGATTGACCTCAAGTGCCAAAGCGAAAGGCCGCTTTGTCTTCAAGTCAATTTCCGCACTAACCGTCTTAGGCACTCCGGCTAATAGCTGAGCCAATGGCTCCGGCTCGTCCCATTCGCCCATGAGTACTTTTTCCCCAGCAGCATCAAACCCCACGAAAGTCCGGTGACATACGCCCATGCGGTTGGCACGCTCGATAAGCGTGTCGTGGTGCCCCATACGGATAGGCAGCGGGGTATCCCCCGCCATCGCCTCGATATCGGCGTCCGTATAAGATCCCTTCGCTCCGTAATCACCCGGTCTGAAGATGATGCCGGTGCGCCGTATTGTCGGAAACTCGCTCGGTTCCATGCCAAAACTCCAAACAAAAAAGCCCGACATTCTTCGCAGTCCGCTCTAAGCGGCGATACGAGAAATGTCGGGCGATGGGCTTGCGATAAAACGCAGTCAGTCCCAAGTTATATTCAATTGTCAGCTTATATCGTACATCTTTTGCGCGTCGTCCGCAACACTGGCGGCAACGGTTTGTATTTTAGCAAAATTCCCGCGCGCCATAGCACCGGCCAAACGCACGATCAACATCAGAATCATCTTCTCGGCCTTGCTCACAGCTCACTCCCCGCTCTCGAAGCGATTTGTGCGCCCGCATTGCGCGTCATGCGCTTGCCGACTTCCTGCGGCATATAGCGCGCGGCCTGACTGGGCTTCTTTTCGCCGGTCATGGCGTCAATCTCCGGCTCCATAATCTCTTCGATCACGGCTTTGTCGCGCGCAACCTGCTCTTGCAGTTCCTTCAAGTCGCCTTGCGGCAGCCCGAGGATAGACCAGATATACGCGAACTGTGACGGCAGTATCAGCCCCGACTGCGCCAGCTTGGAAAGCGCCGTCGCCCATGCCGCGAAATCCTGTAACTCCACCTTACCAAACGAAGCCGACGGCGTAAGATGCCAGTAGTCTTTCGGAAAATTCGCCTTGATCAATGGCGCGAATAGATCGCGCGTAATGCTGTTTTCAATCAAAGCGCGGTCATGACGGTGCGCTAAATCCAATACATCTTGATGCACCTGCCCCGCCGCACGCGCCATGTGGCGGTCGGTTCCGGTCGCCAATGTCTGCATCAAAATACCGATTGCAATCTGAGAATCGCAGAAATTGAACATCGAGAGGAACGGATCACCACTGGCTGACGAATGCACTCTCGAATGCCTGCCGGTATGAGGATGCACAAAGATACCCGCCTGCCGCGCATACTTTAGACCGTCCATAACCGCCGTCGCCATCGGCACCTTTTCGCCGCTGGTGTCAGGCACGCCATTCACGAGCGGGTAGGTGTCCGTATTGTAAGAATGCTCGGGCAGCTCGAAAACGTCCATCCCCTGAGCGGTATTGTCAAGCGACTTGAGCCACATCACCCATGCGTCGCGCTTGTTGCGATAAGCCGTATAGACCGCACGCAGCAAGCTTTGGCCTAACGGGGAATCGCTGTCAGGTGCTTGGTTCGTCACGATTAACCATTTAGAGCGGTCGATCAGCTTCCATCCGTCGCTTAGCGCACCGAATGGCATCGTGCCGTGCATCTTCACGCTCGGCAAGGCGTAAGGACTGCCATAGTCCTTGCCATAGGTTCCGGTGTAACCTGCAATCCCAACGATATTGTTTTGCCTGTCCACCACAAAACAAGAATTGTTGCGGTCTTTGCTTTTGACTTTTATTGGAACGCGTTTCAGATTATCTATGCCGCCATGCGCCAAATCCGTGCATATCTCGGCTTTGGAATGCCCGACCTTGAGCGCACTCCTCAAGAGCTGATAGGCGGTGAGATTCAGGTCGCGATGAGACTGACCCAAATACACCACGCAACGGCGGATAAACGCTGCGACCTCATCGGCCTTGCGCTCGTCACTGTCAGAACGAAAAAGCGCCGCCGGTGCCGGAACGACCTCAATCGACCTCGAAGTCGCGCCCAATGCGCGAGTACTCAAAGCCGCCGCAATGTTCGGATCGTTGTCCATCCGATCCTTTGCTTCCCATCCCAGTGTAATGTCTATGTCATCCACGCTGCCGTGCAGCCGTTGCAAATCGGCGAACGACGACACGCCAGAGTAAAAAGAGCCTGACTGGCCGGACGTGTACTCTTGCGCCATGTCCAGGCGCTCTTCATTGCGAGGCCGCCCCCGCTTCTTCTTCGGGAGTGCGCTTTCTGCCATAGGCTGCCGTTGGCGGATAGATTCCACTGATGATTATAACGCTCCGCTATTCACAATGTCAATAAGAGTGCGGCGTTATTTTTGGCATAGTCGCACGGCGAAAGGAAGGCTCAAATCGGAATTAAATTCCGTTTTGGACGCCCTCCAAATTCAACATTATGTTGGATTTGAGCACTCCTGTCCACGCCTAAATATCGAGGTGTGGTTCATAGCAGCCTTCGTCTCTGAGTCCGTAGCGCTCGAATCGTATCGCGCCTGCCGGTGTCATCGGTCTCGTGGCGGCGATATGTGATATTTGCTGTGCTTCGTTCAGTATTGGCACGTCGCGCGGTCTGCCGGTTGCTTTGGCAACGGCGCGCTCTTCAGCCTCGACTTTCCGGCTTTTGCGTGGTGCGCTGACCACGCCGTGCGCAAGTCTGCGGCCTCGCCATGTGGCGCGATATCTTGCCGAATCTATCCAGTGGTAGGTTTCTTTGTTCACGGGGTCTGCGTCCAATTTGACTTGGCCTTGATCGTCAACTGGTCTCGCGTAGCTTTTGAACTCGTCCTCAATTCCAGGGCAAGCGCCACGGAACACGAATATCTTGTCTTGGCTTATCATTGCGCCCAATGCATGAATGCCTTCCCACACTGGCCGATACAACGGAGGTATGGCCGGTATGCCGCCCAGTGCCAGCTCGACGCGCGCGTCGCTCTCTGCGACCTGTCCGGCAACGCACCATGAAATATCAGGCTCCAGCCGCAATATCTCCTCGGCGCGCTCCTCGTTGCTCTTCTGCGAATCGTGATAGCTCTGATACAGGAAATGCCGGTCGCGCTCTTTATCCCATGCCCAGAACGTCGCATAAAAATTACGCTTGCCAAAATCAATGGCAACCTCTCTTGGCCAGCTCTCGGGAATCTCGAACGGTGCCACAACATGACGCGAAGGTTCCCATCCTTCAAAAATCGCACCGGCAGGCTTGCGAAAAATCGCACGGAACTTCATGTCGAAGAACCATTTTGGCAAAGACTTTCGATCAGCTTCGTAATCCTCTTTGTTGTAAGTCGGATTCGCCGTCGAGTCAAACCTAATGAAATGCGTCTTGCGATGAACCATGCCGCGAAACGCTAATGCGCGATAGCGCTCTCGCAATACGAGGCGCTCCTCGTCGCTCTCGGCTTCCTGATACACCGCGCGCCACTCGCGCATACGCTCCGCATAAGTCGCGCGCCACTCGTTGTAAATATCCTCCAGCCAGCCCAACTGGTAAACCGTCGAGCCCGCCAACAGCCTTCCTGACGGCAAATTCTTCGGAAAGCCCATCGCCATCAGGTCAGGCGAAATATTGCCAGGTGCCACTTGCCCCGATGTTGTGCCCATACGCGCCAACATCGTACGAAACGACTCCAGCTTAAAGCCCGTCTGGCCGATCTCGTCCGCCACAAACCCCAAAGCCGTCATCGAAGCAAAAGACTCTGGATTCTCCGCATAACAAAAAGAAATAACCGTCCGTTCCTTCTGGCGATGACCCCACAACTTCACATCACCCGCCGGCGTGATCGTCATCTCGTTCTTGTTCTTGTTGTGCGTAGCCAACTTCAAATAGTCCACAAAAACACGAACCATCTCCGGCAACAAGCCCTCTTTCATGCCCGACAACGTAGGCGCAATCACCGCATAACGCAACGCCGGATTGCCAGGCCCACACCGCGTCATCTCCTGCTTTAACCAAAACGGCGCAAAACTCGAAAACCCAGCACGCCAACCCTTCAATAAATACGTATGCCGCGCACAAGAAAACATCGCCTGCCACTGATACTTGTGGAAGTTCAATCGCAACTCGCCGCTCTCACGAACATCAAACAGACGATTCGCCATCATTCACCACCGCCCCTTCCTCAAAATCCACCGCCACACCGTCAGATAAAGACAATGCCTCGGCATCCGGCGGCGTATAACCATCCGGCTGATTCATCACCAATACCGCAATCGAAGACTCACTCTGACCCTGCTCCGGTGCCTTCACATTCAAACCCACATACGCACGCTCCAACTCGTGCAACTCACGCAACGCAGACACCTCATTCATCCGCGTCGTCGACCGCTTGCGAATCGAAACCACACTGCCACCAGACAACGCATCCTCATCACGACACTCAATACACTCTGTTATCACCGCCAATGCCGCGCGAACCTCCGACAACTGACGAGACAATACCTGATGCTGACGAGACGATAACAATGACCGGTCAACCAAACCAATGTCACCCAAAGAACGCTTCACCCTCGATAATCTACCCATAAAAACACCCCCACGCATAAGTATAAACCATAATCAATACAACACAATACCAAAGTAACAGCACAGAAATAAGCACAGCGTGAAAGAATCACCCCGTCAAAACACACCAAAAACGCCAAAAATACACCACAAAAACAGGCCAAAAATAACGCCAAAATCACCGCAAAAAACCATCTGGAAAGTGACCGATATCCCACCCACTAAAATACCCCTACCCCCTTGTAAAATAAGGCGTTCCTGCACTTTGGCTTAACACAACAGAATAAACGTTCTATCGAGTTAGGCTTAGGGTTTGTTGTGATTTTACAAGGTATAACTATTGGTTATGGTTCATAGAAAAGGTATGCTTTTGGGTTATATCATATATTGCGCGCGTGAAAATTAACTTTTCCAATCATTGTTTGCTATGTCGGCTCACTGGATTTTCGCCTATTTTCCAGGCTTATCGGCTCATTGGCTTAACCCGTGCTCGCGCGTGCGTGTGTTTCCCCTTTGCGTGAGATGGACGAAGGACATCCGCTTGGGAAAGTAGCGCCGCAATCTTCCGTTGGCATTCTCGTTGCGTCCGCGCTCCCAGCTGCTGTAGGGATGGGCGAAGTAATAGTCACATCCCAACGCCGCCGCGATGTCTTGATGGTGGGCGAATTCCTTTCCGTTGTCGGAGGTCAAAGTGAAGAGGTGCTCTTGGTAAGGGCGCAACATCTCGATCACGGCCGCCGCCACCTCTGGGGCTGATTTGCGGGAGAGCAAGCGCGCCAAAAAGACACCACTCTTCCTTTCGGTGAAGGTCAGGATCGGACAACGGTGGCCCTGGCCGATGACCAAATCGATCTCGCCATCGCCAATCCGCGTCAACTCATCCACCAGCGCCGGACGCTGGTCAATACTGGTCTTGTTCTCGATCTGGCCGCGCCTGTCGTAGCTTCCCGCCCGCTTGCGACGGGGCTTTTGGCTGACCAACGACAAGTGCAGATCGCCGCCCTTGCGCTTGTCCGCATAGATATGCTGATAAATCCATTCGGGACTCGCCGTCGGCAAGCCTTCCTTCTTCATGCGACCACTGATCGCTTCGGGACTGTGCTTCTTGCGGAGACGCGATTCAATGGCATCCCAGGTCTCAGGGCTGATCTGCGGGCGCTGTTTATTGAGGCGTCGCTCCTCGGCCTTGCGTTGGGCTTGCTGATGACGATAACCACGTTGACCGCGATTGCGTTTCAATTCACGGCAGACCGTAGATTTGTGAACGCCGATGTCTTTAGCGATCTCGCACTGCGCAACACCGCGCCGGTGGCAGCATTCGATGTGGTATCTTTGCTCTGGGGTCAGCTGTTTGCTCAT